TGCGTCTGCCAGATTTTGTACGGGTTTGGAAGTCGACGGAGGGAACAGCGCCGGGCCTAGAAGGCCCCGTAATGCCCCCTGAGAGCCCCGTAGACGGACGAACGGCGCGGATCGATAGACAGCACCGGAGACAAGCGAAGACGGCCGCAGAGCCGTCGCCGGCTGACGCCCGCGTAGGAAGATATTCGTGTGAAGTGCGTCACATTCTACGGTGTGAAACTCGAATACTCACCTACATAACCTATGGAGGGGTAAGGGAGCGAGCTCCAGCGAGCGACCGCACCCCGACATAGGTTCTTGTCGGGGTAGTCGAACGGAGAGAGACTACCCCTTTTAGCGACCTCCGGTCGCCCGGGTAGGTGCCGAACGATGAGTGAGGTACCAGACCGAGGGCGGCCCTTATGGGGGCCGCTCCGAGGTCAGCGGTTGGTTTGGGTAGGTACGTTACGTAAGCATTACTCACCAACAGAACCAGTGGTTACGTAACCGGGTACGTTACGTACGACTAGATACGTAACAGAACCACTAACCCGTGGCCGCCCGGAAGGCGGCCCGCAGCGGATTACGTTTGTCAGGTATGTCACCAGGGAGGGTTATGGGCTGGGAGTCATCTGACCGTCGTGAGCGGCTGCCAGCCGACTGGCCTCGCATCCGCCGCGATGTTCTGCGGGCGGCTGGTCACCGCTGCCAGATCCGCTACCCGGACATCTGCACAGGGATGGCTACCGAGGTCGACCATGTCCGCTACCGCGACGAGGAGTCACCCCTCCAGGCGTCGTGCAAGCCGTGCCATGCGCGGAAGTCCGCGATGGAAGGCGTCGCTCAGCGTGCGAAGCTGCGAGCGATGAAGAAGCGGCCACCGCCCCGACACCCGGGGCGTAGAAGCAACTAGGAGGGACCAGGCGTCCCCGAGCCCAGGAGGCGTCATGGGAACCCGAGGACCGATCCCGAACCGCTCAGACGAGCGGGTTCGCCGTAACAAAGAAGAGTACGGAGAGGTCACTACTCTCCCCGTCTCCGGACCCGTGAAGTCCCCTCCGCTCGGTCTCACCGATCCTCACCCGATCGTCCGAGACCTCTACAACTCTCTAGCCGAGTCGGCGCAAGCCGCGCTTTATCAGCCGTCGGACTGGCACTACGCGAAGTTCACCCTCCACTTCGCTGACCAGCTCCTGAAATCCTCCAAGCCCTCGTCGCAGATGCTAGTAGCCGTCAATCAGATGCTGTCTTCACTTCTGGTCTCAGAGGGAGACAGGCGACGGGTTCGGATCGAGGTGGAGCGGACGAAGTCAGACGGCCCGGATGCGTCGGTGACGACGATGGGCGAGCTGTTCGAGCGAGCTCTCCGTAAGCCGAAGTCGAGCTAGAGCCGGCGTCCAGATCGTAGATCTGGCGCCCCGAGGCCCCGGCTTATGCCGGAGCCGACCGCGGCCCCCGGCGGGGTTGAGCGCTCCCCTTCCGGTGCTCCCCCGCTGGGGCTGCCACCAAGACCTGGGCGCACGTCCCAACCGGAACAGGCCCCCGCGACGGCGGTGGTCACCTGGGACCGGGAACCGTGCGGTGCGGGGCTACCCCGTGCCTGCCCCACCTAAGCGTGAGTCCATGAGGCTCGCTGCGCAGCGCCTATGGGTGGGGCTCCGACTTGCCAGGCAGGCGAGACCAGCCAGTAACCAAGAGCGGTCGCCCCTGGCCGGTATGAGCTCCACCGGTAAACGGGCTCACCTTTACACGTAACCTACGAGAGGCCGGTATGACCGTCACGATCACCGCCGACGTCCGCGACGTCACCGGTCAGCCCGATAACCAGCAGTGGGTGTTCTCGACCGTGCTCCGCCAGCAGGATGGCTCGATCCTCACCCAGAAGCAGGTCCGGGTAAACCCGGTGGACGGCGCGCTGAGCGTAGAGCTGGAACCCGGCTTCGCGATCGTCGTCTACGGCGAGTACCGCTGGTTCATCGAGGTGCCGGAAGAGGACTCCTCGCTGTGGCCGCTGATCGCTTCGTCGGTCGCGTTCCCGCCGGACTCCACCGCCGACCTGATCGCCGACACGATCAACGGCTACCTCGACCTGCACCCGCCAGCAGCGGACTGGGACGGGCTGATCGACGTGCCGTCCGAGTTCCCGCCCGAGGCCCACACGCACACCTCCGAGGACATCACCGACCTCGATGCCGCGATCGCGGACTACCTGGCCGACAACCCGCCGGAGGCAGGCGCGGTGTCCTGGGACGACGTCACCGGTAAGCCGTCGACGTTCACCCCGAGCTCGCACACCCACTCGATCGCTAACGTCACCGGGCTACAGAGCGCTCTCGACGCGAAGCTGGACGAGGACGCGGTGGACGCCCGGGTGTCTCTCGGCACCGCCGCGCTGGTCGACTCGGCCCCGGCGACGCTGGACACGCTCAAAGAGCTGGCCGCAGCGCTGGGCGATGACCCGAACTTCGCTACCACGGTCGCCTCGCAGATCGGTGCGAAAGCCGACAAGGCCCGCACGATCACCGCGGGCACCGGCCTCACCGGCGGCGGCGATCTGACCGCCGACCGGACGCTGTCTGTCTCGTTCGGCACGTCGTCGACGACCGCGTGCGTCGGCAACGACTCCCGGCTGTCGAACACCCGCACCCCGACGGACGGCTCGGTGACCAACGCCAAGGTCGCGTCCGGCGCGGCGATCGCGCTGTCGAAGCTGGCGACTGGCTACGTCGCCGGCTCGGACAACTCCGGTGCCCGGACGCTGACGATCTGGGTCGGGACCGAGGCGCAGTACACCGCGATCGGCACCAAGGACTCGAACACTATCTATCTAAGGACGTAAATGGCTGGCATCTCGCTCGGGTCCACCACCCTTCAGAAGGTGGCGCTCGGCTCGACCGAGGTCAAGAAGATCAGCCTGGGCGACGTTCTGGTCTGGTCCGCGGTCGTCCCGACCTACGGCTCGATCGGGGCCGGTGTCGCGTGGTTCTCGACTGCGAACTTCAACTTCACGGCTCCTTCGGGTTACGACCTGATCGCGTTTGTAGCAACCGACCGCACGACGACGGTGACGCTGAACATCGGCGGCACGGCGATGACCGAGCTCGCCTCGGTCGCGAACAACAACGTGTCCACGTACGGTGCGGTCCACGCATACCGCCGCGTTGGCGGCGGGACGGGATCTGCCCAGACCGTGGCTGTCAGCACGACCAACGGCTCCTGGGCGCACGTGAACGTCGTCGCCGTCAGCGGGGTGTCGTCCGTGTCGACTGTGTCCGCGTACGGGAACTCCACGTCCCTGTCGCACTCGGTGACCGTCTCCTCCGGTCAGCTTGCGATCCAGGCGTTCGGCACCGGCAACGCGGGCAGCGAGACCTCCGTGCTCTCCAGCCCCACCGGCGGCACCAACCGCTACCTGCTGAACGTGCTCGGCGCTGACCTGTCGATCTCCACCGCGACCTCGACGGCGACGTTCGGGGCGTCCCTGGGCTCCGCAAACCCGTGGTCGTCGCTCGCGCTCGTCTTGTCCTGAGAGGTCCCGATGCCCACGATCACCGCGACCGTCAAGGACATCGCCGGTCGCCCCGACGATTCGCACTGGACTTTCTCCAGCGACCTGCGCGAGCAGGACGGCGTGATCATCACGCCCCGCGTCGTACGCGTGAAGCCGTTCAACGGAGAGCTCGCGCTGACCTTACCGCCTGGCCCTGTCCGGGTGACGCACCACCAGGACCGCTGGTTGATCGACGTCCCAGAAGAGGACTCCGACCTGTGGGACCTGATCGAAGCCGCTACCGACTAAGGACTTCATGAACCGCCTTATCACCATGTTCGCCGCTGCTCTTGTGAAGGCGGTCTTCGACTACCTCCGGGCTCACCCCGAGTTCTTGAACCAGGTCATCGACCGGGCTACCGCGAAGATGCCCGACCTCGCTGACCTCGACGACAAGATCCTGGCGAAGATCCCGGATCTGTCCCGGCTGGACGACAAGATCATCGGGCTATTCCCGGACCTGTCCCGGCTGCCTGAGCAGCTGATCAACGCCATCAACCCGTTCAAGCGCTGATGCCTAGGGTCGTCTACGGGCTGACCCACTCGTCCAACGGGTGGCCGATGCTCAACTCCGATGAGTGCGAGTGGGCGAAGATCCCCGGCACGATCGTCACGTTGCAGATCGCCAAGGGCTGGCCCCTAGCGATCCTGCGCGCGTTCGCTGCGGACTTCCACGCGTACGTCGAGCCGCTGCGCGACGCGGACTCCGCGTGCTGGACGCCGACCAACTCGGTCCCGTCGTCCAACCACCTGAGCGGCACCGCGATGGATCTGAACTGGAACACCCACCCGTTCCAGATCCCGGACGCCGGCTTCGACAGCGCCAAGCTGGCGCGCGTCCGCGAGCTCCTCGCTTTCTACGAGGGCATGGTGTTCTGGGGCAACGATTGGACGTCGCCGAAGGACGCGATGCATTTTCAGCTCGCCAGCCGCCGCAACGGCGGGCCCTTCGACACCTACGGCAACCCGGCGGTAGCCGACTTCATCGCGCGCAAGATCCGCGCGGACGGCTACTCGACTTTCCGGAGGGGTAACGCCCCGGTCTCGGCCGCCCCTATCCTGGCGGCCGCCACCGGCCTGAGCGAGGCTCGTGCGGCAGAGATCCTGCCCGCGGTCCGCTCGGGCCTCCGGGAATCCGAGTGTACGAACGTCAACCGCATCGCGATGTGGCTGGCTCAGATCGGGCATGAGTCCGGGTCATTCCAGTACACCGAGGAGATCGCCAAGAACGGTCGGTACGCGCCGTACATCGGCCGGACGTGGATTCAGATCACCTGGGACTACAACTACCGGTCGTTCTCGCAGTGGGCGTACGCGTTCGGGATGGTTCCGACTCCGGACTACTTCGTCGTGAACTACCGAGAGCTCGCTGATCTGAAGTGGGCGGGCATCGGCCCTGCCTGGTACTGGACGGTCGCTCGCCCGGACATCAACGAGTTGTCCGACCGCCGCGACCTGAACACGGTCACCCGCCGGATCAACGGCGGCACCAACGGCCTCGCGGATCGACAAGCCCGCTACAACCGCGCGCTCGCCCAGGGCGATGCGCTGCTGCAACTACTTCACGAAGAGGACGACTTCTTGTCTGCTCTAACCGACGCTGAACAGCGCGAGTTGCTGGACCTGGCTCGCCAGCAGGCCAAGTACAAGCGCAAGTCCCGCTCGCCGCTGCACTGGCCGCACGAGGGCGAGGTCGATACGATCGCCGGCTTGTCCTGGTCGACGGACGCGAACGTCCATATCCAACTGGTCGAGAAGCTCGCTGTGATTTACGGCGACCCGGTCTCGATCGCGCTGCTGTACGCGGTGTCGAACTCCGACGATCCGACGAACAACCCCGAGCTGGCGAAGCGCATCTTGAAGCGCGTCAAGCCCGAGGACATCACCGCTGCTCAGGTCCAGATCCAGAAGTGGCTGGCTGCCGAGCAGAAGTTCCATGCCGCTTAAGCTAGGCGACCGGAACCCTACGGTGCGCCGCTGGCGCGAGGTGATGGCGGCCCGGTTCGCCGGGTACGCCCGCATCCACGGCCCGCTGCCCACGGACACCGACGAGTTCGGCCCGCGGGCTGAGGCGTGGCAGACCGAGTACGAGTCCCGGACGTTCCAGCCGCTCGACGGGATCGTCTCCGACGACGATCTGCGCGCGCTGGGGATTCCGGCTCCCGAGGACACCCGCCCGGTACTGCTCACCGTCTCCGGGACCGGTGTCCCGTGGTGGATCGGTCCTGACGCCGACGTCGCTCGCCGCCTCGGCGATGTGTACCTGTGGCGTCCGGTGGGACCTCCGTACACCGCGCAGGCGTTCCCGATGGGGCCGTCCGTGGCGAACGGGGTCACCGAGGCCACCCGCATCCTGGAGGAAGAGCGCCAGCGCATCGAGCGCTACGGGCTGTCGATGATCGGCTACTCGCAAGGCGCGATCGTCACCTCCGAGCTGTGGGAGTACCACATCAAGCCGGTGACCGGCCGACTGCACTGGGTCAAAGACCACGTGCGCGGGGCTGCGACGTTCGGTAACCCGATGCGCGAGACCGGCAAGGTGTGGCCTGACCCGGGTGGACAGATGCCGTCGGCGAAGTCGCACGGTATCGCTGACCAGCTGATGGTCGACACCCCGGACTGGTGGAGGAACTACGCCCACAAAGGCGATCTGTACACCGACTGCGAGGGCGACTCGGGCGAGATGAAGACCGCGATCTACAAGGTCGTGATGATGTCCCGGGTGTTCTCTGGTCCGGATTCGATCCTGCGCCAGCTTCTGGAGATCGGGGTTAACCCGACGTTCGAGCTGATCGCGCTGATCCGCGCAGTGCTGGATGCCGGTCTGTTCTTCATCCGCGGCACGACTCCGCACACGAACTACAACATCGACCCTGCGACGGACTTTCTGCGCTCTGTGACTTGATACGTAACGAGGAGGTGGAGTGGCGGTTCACTACCCGGAGTCGCTACTCCCCGCCCCGTCGCATATCCAGGGGCCGACCTGGCGGCAGTACGAAGACGGCTCATGGTTTCTGCCCGAGAAGACTCTCGGCTGGCAGATCATCAGCTGGCTGTTCGAGTACGTCAACTCCCCCGCTGGCGACGGCCCGTTCGTCCCGACGCTGGAGCAGGCGCGATTCATCGCCTGGTGGTACGCGGTCGACGACCAAGGGAAGTACGCCTACCGCGAGGGCACGCTCCGCCGGATGAAGGGCTGGGGAAAGGACCCGATGATCGGCGCGCTGGCGCTCGCCGAACTCTGCGGACCAGTCGCCTTCTCGCACTTCGACGACAACGGTAACCCGGTCGGCAAGACCCGGCACGCGGCGTGGATCACGATCGCCGCGGTCTCCCAGGACCAGACGAAGAACACGTTCTCGCTGTTCCCGATCATGGTCTCGAAGAAGCTGAAGACCGAGTACGGCTTGTCCGTCAACCGCTTCATCATCTATTCCGAGATCGGCGGCCGGCTAGAAGCCGCTACCGCGTCCCCCGCGTCGATGGAGGGTAACCGCCCGACGTTCGTCGTCCAGAACGAGACGCAGTGGTGGGGCGTAGGCCCCGGCGGCGAGGTCAACGACGGCCATCAGATGGCCGAGGTCATCGAAGGCAACATGACCAAGGTCGACGGTGCCCGTACGTTGTCGATCTGCAACGCTCACCGGCCCGGCGACGACACCGTCGCGGAGATGTCTTACCTGAACTGGCTGGACATCCTGGCAGGCGACGCTATCGACACCGGCGTCCTCTACGACGCCCTGGAAGCCCCGGCTGATACGCCGGTCTCCGAGATCCCGTTCCCGTCCGACGACCCCGAGGGGTACGAGGCCGGGGTGGCCCAGCTCATGAAGGGCCTGGAGATCGCCCGCGGCGACTCGATCTGGCTCCCGCTCGACGACATCCTGATGTCGGTCCTGACGGCGAAGAACGACGTCATCGAGTCCCGACGGAAGTTCCTGAACCAGGTCAACGCGACTGAGGAGTCGTGGATCGCACCGTCTGAGTGGGACCGTAACCACGACATCAACCTGCCTCCGCTGAGGAAGGGCGAGCGGATCACGCTCGGGTTCGACGGTTCGCTGTCCAACGACCACACCGCGCTCACCGCGTGCCGGGTCGAGGACGGGGCGTTGTTCCTGGTGAAGGTCTGGGTGCCTGAGAAGTACGAAGGCCACAAGGTCCCGCGCCAGGACGTGGACGCGTACGTCCGGTCGATGTTCGAGAAGTACGACGTCGTCGGTATGCGCGCGGACGTCAAGGAGTTCGAGCAGTCGGTTGACGCCTGGGGTCAGGACTTCCGACGCAAGCTGAAGATCAACGCCTCCCCCGGTAACCCGGTCGCCTTCGACATGCGCGGCCAGCAAAAGCGATTCGCGCTGGACTGCGAGCGGTTCCGCGACGCTGTTCTGGCGGGCGAGGTCAAACACGACAACAACCCGGTGCTCAAAGCGCACATCACCAACGCGCACCAGCACCCGACGATATACGACGCAATCAGCATCAGGAAACCTGGCAAAGAATCCAAGCGCAAGATCGACGCCGCAGTGACGGCCGTCCTGGCTTGGGGCTCGCGCCAAGACTTCCTGCTCAGCAAGAGCAACACAGGAAAGGGGGCGGGTCTGCTGCGATGACGACTTACCACGAGCACGTCGAGCGACTGCAAGGGCTCCTCGCACGGGACCTGCCGAACCTGCTGGAAGCCGAGGCCTACCGCAACGGGACTCGCCGGCTGAAGACGATCGGGATCGGCGCTCCACCGGAGCTGTCTTACCTGGACGTTCAACCGGGCTGGGTCGCCACCTACCTCCGAACTCTGTCCGATCGCTTGGACATCGAGGGCTTCCGCATCTCGGAGGATTCCGAGGGGCTCGAAGAGCTCTGGAACTGGTGGCAGGCGAACGACCTGGACGAAGAGTCGGTCCTCGGACACGACGACTCGCTGACGTTCGGCCGCGCGTACATCACGGTCAGCCACCCGGACGTCGAGTCCGGAGACCCCGCGGGCATCCCGCTGATCCGGGTCGAGTCTCCGCTGTATATGTACGCCGAGTTGGACCCGCGCAACACCCGCCGGGTGACCCGGGCCGTCCGGCTCTACACGACCCGCGACAACGTCGCGGTCCCGGACCGCGCCACGCTGTACCTGCCTGACGAGACTGTCCCGCTCCGCCGCAACGACGGGCTCAACGACCAGTGGGTTGTCGACGGCGAGGTCATCAAACACAACCTGGGCGTGGTCCCGGTCGTGCCGCTGACCAACGACCCGCGTCTGGGCAACCGATACGGCCGCTCGGAGATCTCTCCGGAGCTCCGCAAGGTCACCGACGCCGCGTCCCGCACGCTGATGAACCTGCAGTCGGCCTCCCAGATCCTAGGTACCCCGCTCCGTGTCATCTCCGGCGTCACCACCGATGAGCTGACCAACGACGGCGAGAACACGACGCTCGACATCTACTACGGGCGCATCCTGACGCTCGCTTCTGAGGCGGCCAAGATCTCCGAGTTCAAGGCTGCCGAGCTGCGGAACTTCGCCGAGGAGATGGAGGTCTTCCGCAAAGAGGCCGCGTCCATCACCGGCTTGCCGCCGCAGTACCTGTCGTCCTCGTCGGAGAACCCCGCCTCCGCTGAGGCCATCATCGCCACCGATTCCCGGATCGTGAAGATGGCCGAGCGTAAAGGCCGGATCTTCGGCGGTGCCTGGGAGCGTGCGATGCGGATCGCTATGCAGATCATGGACCGCGAGGTCACCGAGGAGTACACCCGGTTGGAGACGGTCTGGCGCGATCCGTCGACTCCGACGGTCGCCGCTAAGGCTGACGCTGTGTCGAAGCTGTACGCCAACGGCCAGGGTCCGATCCCGAAGGAGCAGGCTCGCATCGACCTCGGTTACACCGCCACCCAGCGCGAGCAGATGCGCGACTGGGACAAGCAGGAGACCGAGGACATGATCGACACCTTGTACTCCACGACGAAGGCCCAGGCTGACGCCACGCCGAAGCCGACGGTCACCGAGACCAAGACGGAGACGCAGACGTCGCCTTCCGGATTTAACCGGACCAAGACCCGGTGAACCCGGAGGAGTACGCCGCCGCGCAGCTCCTCATCTCCGCCGCAGTAGTCCGGCACGTCAGGAACGTGGCCGGGTTCTTCGCTCAGCCCGCGCTGACGATGTTCGACTGGCTGCGTCTGCTGGACCTGCTGTTCCCCGAGATCCAGCGCAGGCGCACCGAGGCATCGGTGCTCGCTCGCAGGTTCTACGACTCGCAGCGGGCTCAGCACCACCCGGATCTCCCTCGTAACGATCGGCCCCTGGAGGGGACGACGTTCGAGAAGTTCGTCGAGAACATGGACCCGGCTCGTGAGCGGATGCAGCAGGCGGACACCCGCGGGGACGCGCTGACGCACCTGACGCTGCGCGCCGTCCGCGAGGTGGAGAACGCAGGCCGCCAGCAGATCATCCACGCCGTCGAGAACGACCCGGAACCCCGCGTCTTGCGGGGCTGGGCTCGCGTCGCGACGGGCCGGGAGACCTGTGCCTGGTGCCTGATGCTGATCAGCCGCGGACCTACGTACGTCCGGGCCGAGACCGCTGGTCTCGACCTTGACACGGAACACGCTCTGGAGCTGTTCGAGAACAACGACCAGGAGACCTACTTCGCCGACATCGGCGGAGAGATCAAGCAGTGGCACACCGGGTGTGACTGCAAGGTGATCCCCGTCTTCCGTAACGAGGACTGGTTCGGCAAAGAAGCTGCCGACCGCGCCCTCGACCTCTGGGGAGACGCCACCAAGGAAGCCATCGACCTTGAGGACAAAGGCCTTGTCCACAAGAGCGGTAAGAAAAAGGGCCAGCCCTTTACTCGTAACGAGCTGGCTATCAACGCCCTTCGCCGTCGCCTGGAGCGCGGCGAGATCTCAGCACAGCAGTACGCAGCACTCGCTGCTTAGCCCGCCAACCCGACCGACCTGCCAGGAGCAGGAGTCACCCACGCCCAGGAGGCACAGATGACCGAACCCACCGACACCCCCTCGACGCCCGAACCCGTAGCTCCCGCTGCCCCGGCTCCGGCGGCCCCCGCTCCCAAGAGCGAGGACCTGCCCGACTGGGCTCGCGAGAAGCTCTCGAAGGCGAACACCGAGGCCGCGAACTACCGAGTTCAGCTCCGCACCGCGGAGACGCAACTGCAGGAGTACGCGGAGAAGCTCGCAGCTCTCGAAGCACAGGCAGCCCAGGCGGCTACCTCCGCGTCCGAGCGTCAGAACGACTTCGACCGTCTGGTGACCGCGGTCCAGGCTCTCACCCCCGATCCCACGCCGCTGTTCACGTTCGCGAACACGCTGCAGGGCGATTCGGAGGAAGCGCTCAAGACGCACGCCGAGAGCCTCAAGACCCTGTTCGGCCTGAAGAACGGCCCCGTGGCCGCTGTCGACCGCTCGCAAGGCCTCGGCACAGAAGCCCCGAGCAACGACCCTGCGGTGGCCTTCACCGCGCTCATGAAAAACCAACTAGGCAAGTAAGGAGCCCCTGTGGCAACCCTGAACGAACTGCTCCCTAACTCCGCAGGTAGCAACCACCAGGGCCGTCTGGCCCACGTCCCCTCCGACCTGCTCCCCAAGGAGATCGTCGGCCCCATCTTCGACAAGGCCCAGGAGAGCTCGCTCGTCCTGCGCATGGGTGAGCAGATTCCGATCTCGTACGGCGAGACGATCATCCCCACGACCGTGAAGCGCCCCGAGGTGGGCCAGGTCGGCGTCGGTACGTCGAACGAGCAGCGAGAAGGCGGCGTCAAGCCGCTGTCCGGCACCGCGTGGGACACCCGCTCGGTTTCGCCGATCAAGCTGGCGACCATCGTCACCGTGTCGGAAGAGTTCGCTCGCATGAACCCCTCCGGCCTGTACACCAAGCTGCAGGGCGACCTGGCTTACGCCATCGGACGCGGTATCGACCTCGCTGTGTTCCACGGCAAGTCCCCGCTGACCGGCTCGGCGCTCCAGGGCATCGACACCGACAACGTGATCGCCAACACGACCAACGTTGACTACCTGCAGGAAGCTGGCGACCCGTTGCTGGACCGCCTGCTCGATGGCTACGACCTGGTGTCGGCCAACACCGACGTGGAGTTCAACGGCTGGGCCGTCGACCCGCGCTTCCGCGCTCACCTGCTCCGCGCTCAGGCCTACCGCGACGCCAACGGCAACGTGGACCCGAGCCGTATCAACCTGGCCGCTCAGACCGGCGACGTCCTGGGTCTTCCGGCTCAGTTCGGTCGCGCTGTCGGCGGCGATCTGGGCGCTGCGACCGACACCAAGACCCGCATCATCGGCGGCGACTACTCGCAGCTGAAGTTCGGCTTCGCTGACGAGATCCGCGTGAAGATGTCGGACTCCGCGACTCTGACCGAAGGCGGCGTGGACGGCCGCACCATCTCGATGTGGCAGACCAACCAGATCGCGATCCTGATCGAGGTCACCTTCGGCTGGTTGCTCGGTGACAAGCAGGCGTTCGTCAAGTTCGTCGACGACGTCGACCCCAACTGATTCTGTCCCGAACTTGATACGTAACGGCGGGGCTCTCCCCGGAGGGTCCCGCCGCCGTGTCGCTACCTGGAGGTTTTCATGACCCACCCCTACAACGGTGCGGTGGTCCGCGGATGGCTCGACTCGCTCAGCGACTCCGAGATCGTGGCCAAGCTCACCGACCTGACCGGGTTCGCCCCGGCTGCTATGGGCGAGGACTACGAGCCGGCTGCCGCTCCTGCTGCTGTCGCTGCTGACGACACCGTCCAAGAGGCTATCGCGAAGCTGGAGAAGCGCCTCGCTGATCTCGAGTCCACTGTCGAGGGCATGGCCTGATGGCATACGCCGAGCCCAGCGACGTGGTCGCGCGGCTCGGGCGGCCGCTGACCGATGACGAAGAGACCCAGGTCGAGACGTTCCTAGAGGACGCCGAGATCGAGATCCGTTCTCGTATCCCTGACCTGGACGACAAAGCCGAGGACGAGGACTACCTCAAGCGGGTTATCAAGGTCGAGGCCTCCGCGGTCACGCGCCTGATCCGCAACCCCGACGGCTACATCGGTGAGACCGATGGCAACTACTCGTACCAGCTCAACTGGCGGCTGAACACCGGGGCGATCGAGATCACCGACAAAGAGTGGGCTCAGCTCGGGCTCTCCAAGAACGTCGGCGTGCTCAACGTCCGTCCGAAGACTCCGCTGGAGCGCTCGGGTGAATACCCGGCGTTCGGCTCGGTCGAGTGGCAGGTGTTCCAGCAGAGCTCCCCGCTGTACTGGGGCTACTGATGAGCGGGCTACTGGACGACGGGGCTAACTACGAGCCCGTAACGGTGTACCCCGAGGTGACTCGGAAGGACCGGCTGGGCAACACCCTGATCGGCCCTTCCCCCACCGGGATCGAGACGGTCGCACGATTCCAGGTCCAGAACCAGTCGGGCACCGCCTCCCGGCGGGCGGAGATGGACGACATCGGCGACATGACCGAGCAGGTCTACACGATGCGGCTCCCCCGGTCGTTCACGACCGAGTTGAAGGCCGGGTCCGAGATCGTATGGCGCGGCGAGCGCTGGGGAGTGTACGGCGACCCTCGTCGTTACAACGGCTCTCGCCGCACCGCCCGCCTCGAATACGTGGTTCGGAGGTTCTGATGCCTTTGTACTACAAACGATCCGGTCTGAACAAAGTCGTGTCGCACCTGCCCGGTGTGGTCCACGAGATGCGCTCCGAAGCTGACGAGGTTGCTGACCGGGCGAAGGCCAACCTGGCCGCCGCTCGTGCGAGCACGCAGTGGGAGAAGATCCACGGCCCGGACCACCTGACGAAGATCACGCGGACCAACGGTTCTGTGGATGCCTACGCCAACATGGAGGCCCCCAGCCCCGAGTCGATCGAATACGGCCACTACCCGTCCGGTGTCTTCGACCCGGAGAAGTACGGCCGCGTCACGAAGGCTCCGCAAGGGCTGTACATCCTCACCGGTGCCGCCGGGTTTGGCGGCCAGACCGCTATCTCCACCGGCGCTAAGCGCGGGAAGAGGGGGTAGCGCATGGCTGGCAAGCTTCCGATCGTCGGTGAGGTCGTGCTCCCGATCCTGCGGGGTCACGAGGACTTGGCCGAGCCGATCAGCACTGTCCCGTCTCTGGCGGGTGTGCATGTCGGGACATGGGTCGAGGACATCGACTCCCGTACGTTCCCGCTGATCACCGTCCGCCGCGTAGGCGGCACCCGCAGCCCCGAGCACCCGACGCTGTTCACGCAGCCGGTGGTCGAGATGACCGCTTACTCAGCGGCTGACCTGCCCACTACCGAGCAGATGTACGAGGACGCCCTAGAGGTCTTGTACCGCGCTGCACGTCTCCAAACCAAAACGCCAGCCGGCTACCTGCACTCGGTGACCGAGACCTTGGGTGCGTCCCACGGCCCGTCACCGTTCGACCGGACCTGGCGCGTCTTCGGCCTGATCCGTCTCGGCATCCGGCCCCCTAAGAACTAAGGAACCAAATGGCACTGAAAGATGATGCCGTCCTCATTGCCGCGCGGGGGTACGTGTACACCGCTGCGGTCGGTACGGCGGCCCCCTCCCCCGCTCAGCTCAAGCTGATCGACCTGGAGCACCCCGAGTCGTGGGAGCGCACCGGCTGGGATCTCGTCGGACACACGTCCGAGGATGACCTGCCCGAGTTCGGCTTCGACGGCGGTGACTCCGAGGTCCGCGGCTCGTGGCAGAAGAAGAAGCTGCGCGAGGTCGAGACCGAAGAGATCGCGGACTACGTGGTCATCAACCTGACCCAGTTCGACGAGACCGCTCTGGAGCTGTACTTCGGCCCGAACCAGTCGGCTACCCCCGGCATCTTCGGCGTGAAGTCCGGCTCGGTCGTGAACGAGCGTGCGCTGCTGATCGTGATCGTCGACAACGACGTTCGCCTCGGCTTCCACGCCCGCAAGGCTTCGCTGAAGCGCGAGGACGCGATCTCACTGGCGACCGACGAGTTCGGCGCTCTGCCGGTGCGCGCGACCTTCCTCGATTACCAGTCGTACAACCTCTACGAGTGGATCGAAGAGGACTGGTTCAACGCCGTGGAGACCGCTCCGGTCTACACCGTTGATCTGGGCGGCGCTACCGGCGGCAGCTTCACGCTGAAGGTCGGCGACAAGACCACGGCCTCGATCGCGTACAACGCGAACGCTGCGGCGGTCAAGTCCGCTATCGGCGCTGTCGACGACGGCGTGCCCGAGTCCGCGTGGACCGTCACGTCGGGCGACGACTTCGACATCGAAGGTCCTCTGGCGATCTCGCTGGGCACCGACTCCACCACCGGTGGCAGCGGCGTCGTGGTGACTGTCGCTTGATTTGAACTTGACACGTAACGCGCTTGGCACGTAACCGCCGCGCTTACCACGCCCCCGGCTTAGTCGCCGGGGTTGTGCGTTCGTGTCACCGGGGGAGCGGTATCTCTGGCGGGCCGCCGCTCCCCCAACCCCTCTCTTTGCCCGCCGCCAACCGAAAGGCCTGCCACCTATGAGCACGATTCTCAACCTGGACAACATCCGAGAGGAAGCCGACCGCGAGTTCGGAGCCCCGGTACCGATCCAGCTCGACAAAGACACCGTCGTTCACCTCCGCAACGCGATGCGCCTTCGCAAGGACGTACGCAAAGACGTTCTGAAGCAGCTCGATATCATCAAAGCGGTCAACGACAAACCGTCCGACGACACCACCGAGGCAGACGTCGACAAGCTGACCAACGCCGTGTTCAAGATCCTCAGCCTGGCCGCGGGCCGGGATTCCAAGGCGCTGCTCGACGCCATCGACGAGGACGTTGCGGTCGCCACCAAGATCCTCAACCACTGGTTGGAGGAGACGCAGGCGGGGGAAGCCTCCAGCTCGGAGGACTGATCGACGACTACGGCGACGCCCTGTACGCGGACTTCCGGTCTGAGTACCACATGAACCTGGTGGATCTGTTCGATCCCGCCTCCCGGCTCGGGCCTATCCAGGTCCTGGCGCTTATCAAAGAGCTGCCCCGGGAGGGCAGGTTCTGGTCCGAGAAACAGGGCGGTCCTCAGTTCCGCGGTTGGACCGATCAGACGTACACCACCGCGGCGCTGGTCAACGAAATCCGAGCACTCAAGTTCATGTACCTGCTGGCGAACACGTCGAAGGACAAGCGCCGCAGGCTGACCCCGCCCGAACCGTTCCCGGTTCCGCAGGTCAAAGCCCACAAGGCGAAGAAGTACAAACCCGGCTCGTTCGGAGCCGTCGCGGCCATGCGTATGGCTGCTTCCCGCAATCGGAAGGCCCGGGCAACGGGCGGATAAAGGAGGTGATCTGTGCCAGGCAAAGAAGTGGGCATAATCTCTATCAAGGTCACCCCAAACCTCAAAGGGTTCTACCGCGAGGTTCAGGCGGCAGTCCAGTGGGCTGAGAAGCTGAAGGTCAAGATCCCGGTCGAGCCTGACATGGGGAACTTCCGCTCCGAGGTTGCGGCCAAGACCAAAGGTATGACTTCCAAGGTCAAGGTCGACGCCGATGTTGACAAGGGGTTCTTCCGCAGGATCACCGAAGGCATCTCCAAAATCCCGGGACCGTCGTTCGGGTCAGGCATCAACCCGGCGGGCTACGCGGCAATCTTCGCAGGTATCACCGTCCTAGCCGCCCCGCTGATCGGACTACTGACCTCTGCGCTGCTGACTCTTCCCGGATTGATTTCCGCGGTAGCCGTGCCGATCGGCGCACTGGCCCTCGGCATCGACGGACTGAAGAAGGCTGCGGAGCGGCTGCAGGAGCCGTTCGAGGCTCTTAAAGCGTCTATGTCTGCGGCGGTCGAGCAGCAGTTCGGGCCGGTCTTTGACCAGCTCGGGAAAGCGTTCCCGATGCTGGCGGCGAACCTGCCGAAGGTGACGCAGGGTATGGCGGACTTCGCCAAGTCGTTCACCGACACCATCACCTCTGAGGCCGGGATGGCCAAGATCGAGGGGATTATCTCGAACATCGGCGCGGCTATCTCCCGCGCCGCTCCCGGCATCGGATCGTTCACCGACGGACTGCTCACTCTGGCTGAGAAGTTCACCTCGAAGCTGCCGAATGTGGCCGACTGGTTCAACCAGACGGGCGAGTCGTTCCGGAACTGGATTAACAAACTCAACGAGGACGGGACGCTCGACAAAGCGTTCGACGGCCTCGGGGCCTCCCTCAAGACGCTGCTCGAAGGCGTCGGCGGGATTCTCGAAAGCGGCCTGGACTTCTTCAAGGATCCGAAGAACATCCAGGACTTCAACGAGGGGCTGAAGTCGATCGGGGACTCCCTCCAGTCGATCGTCAACCTGTCTAACACCCTCAACGGTATGGGGGACCTGTTCAAAGGCCTCCTGCCGAACTTCGACGGGTCCGCTCTGACAGACGACCTGTTCGCTCCGTTCACCTCCGAGGACGCGGGCTGGCGAGACATGTTCGCCAAGCTCCAGATCGGCTGGGAAGGCGTCAAGATGAAGGCATCCGAGGTGTGGGCCTCGGTGCAGACATCCGCCGCGAGTGCGATGGCCTCGGTAGCTGCCACGATCGCTGCACTCCCCTCGACGCTGTCGAACGTCTGGAACTCGATCACTACGAGCGTGTCGGCGGTCTGGAGCCAGATCGTCGCAGGAGTTTCCGCCGGGGCACGGCAGGTTCTCTCCGCTGTCGGCAACGCGTTCAGCTCTGTCGGCTCGGTCATCTCCAACGCATTCTCGGTAGCGGTCAACGCTGTCCGGGACGCGTTCAACCAGATGGTCTCCGCGGCTGTCGAGGGGGCTTCCCGAGTCCTGGCCGAGATCCAGGCTCTGCCCGGTAAGATCGCTGCCGCCGCCGGTAACTTCGGCTCGGCCCTGGTGGCCGCGGGTAAAGCCCTGATGGACGGCCTGCTGTCCGGTATCAAGGCCGGCCTGGAGTCGGTGCTCTCGTTCGCATCCGGCATCGCCGCCAAGATCGCAGCGGTCAAAGGGCCACTGCCGAAGGACCGCAAAGAGCTGATCCCTGCCGGCGAGGCGTTGATGGAAGGCCTCGGCACCGGCCTGGAGAACGGGCTGGACCCGGTTCTCGACCGGGCCAAGCAGATGGCCAAGCAGATCTTCGAGGCGTTCAAGGAGACGTTCGGCACCGCTCCCGGAGCCGTCGCCTTCAACCTCGGGGGCGGTACAGCCGCTCTGCAGTCCAGCCTCGGTGATGTCCAGACCTCGCTGCAGTCGACGCTCGATACGTCGCAGGAGCTGAACAAGTCGTTCGCCGAACCGATCGCGGGAGCCGCGGACGGCTCCTCGCTGCTCAGCGGCGACATGAAGCAGCAGATCAAAGACGTCCAGGATCAGATGGCCCTGCTAGAACTGCAGAGGAAGCAGCTCAAGGTCCAGAAGAACGAGGCCGGGTCTAAAGAGGACAAGGCCGCGATCCAGGAGAAGATCAACGCGCTGCAGGCCGAGAAGGACAAGCTGGCCTACCAGAAGGACCAGCTCAAGATCCAGCAGAAGCAGACCGGCGAGCTAGGCGAGCAGAAGACGCTAGCCCAGTTCCTCGGCGAGCAGTTCGCCTCGACCTGGCAGCAGGGCGCTGACGCCGTCGCCGGGTTCGCTCGGGCGAACCTCGACCAGGCGATGGGCGACCTCGGCATCGGCGGAGGCGCGATCACCAACGGTCTGAACGCGGGTCTCGACTGGGGAGTGCAGGCGCTCGGAAACGTCATGAACATCCAGGTCAACTCGGTTGACGACGCTATCGCGGTGAAGAACAACGAGGTCGCTAAGCAGGCCTTGACTTACACACGCCGCTAACTTGAAACGTAACGAGGAGTTACATGGCTTCCAGACTGCTGGACCCCGATACCCTCGTCGAACTCGAAGGTGTCAACGGTGAGTGGTTCGACCTCACCAACGGCACCGAGGGGATCTACCTCGCTACCGAGGTGACGGGTCTGCTCGACCCGCCGGTGAAGGCGACGTACGAGGAGCCGGGGAACTTCCCCGGCGCTCGGTACCTGAACCACCGCGTCCTGCGACGCGACCTGGTGTTCGGCGTCGAGATCCTCAACGACGAGAACGACGAGACCTGGCTGCGCCGGGATTCGGCGTGGCGCAAAGCGTGGTCGTTCAAGCGCGACGCGAAGCTCCACATCACCACCGGAGAGTCCGGGCACCGCTACCTGAAGGTGCGGCTGTTCGAGTCCCCGACGACTGACATGGTCACCGACCCGCGCGGTCGGGAGGTCAACATCACGAAGATGGTCGTCGTCGCGGGCGACCCGTTCTGGTACGAGGACGATGTCGTCTACCCGATCGAGGTCCAAGAGGACACGACGTTCGACCCGAACCCGTTGCCGTGGCCGTGGCCGCAGCCGGAGCTTCCGGTCGAGGACATCGAGATCACGGTCCCGAACGCGAACCCGACGGACAACATCATCTGGCCGAAGTGGACGCTGCCCGGGTCGTCGGAGAAGCCTGCCGAGCCGTACATCCCGGGGCTGCCGTGGCTCGGCGCTCCGAAGTCCCCGGCCACGCTGTGGACGGTCCCGGATTACAAGCTCGATCTCGACGAGGACGAGGACCCGTCGCTCGGCACCCGGCGTATCCGGATGCCCGGGCAGATCGGTGGTCTTCGCGTCGAGGAAGTCCAGCAGATCTACATCGACGGCCGCCCGACCGGCGGCACGTTCAAGATCGGGTACGGCGATGAGTGGACCGAGCCGATCGCCTACAACGCAACCCCGAACGAGGTCCGCGCTGCGCTGATCGCGCTGGCGGGTATCTCCGCCAACGACGTCGAGGTGTCTCTCGGCGGGGCGACGAACGAGGTCCAGACGGTTCGCCTCAGGGGCGGCGCTCTGGGCGGCACGTTCACGCTGTCGCTGGGCTCGGAGACCACGGTCGGTATCCCGTTCAACGCCTCCGACGCTGACCTTCAGGGCGCGTTGGTGGGGCTGGATTCGATCGGCTCCGCCGACGTCAAGGTGAAGTCGACGAAGATCAACGAGGTCCAGCTGGTCGAGCTGGTCGGGGAACCGACCTCGGGCTCGTTCACGCTGACGCTCGACGGGCAGACCACGGCTCCGATCGCGTACAACGCGACGCCGGCTACGGTGGCGGCCCGGATCGCGGACCTGCCGAACATCGACGGTAACTACGTCAAGGTCGAGGGTCTGAACGAGTGGTTCTACTCGCCGTACCGCATCACGTTCGGCGAAGCCCAGAGCCAGGGCGTCATCACCGACATCATCTCGGGGATCATCGATTTCATCGGCGGCTTGTTCGGCGGTAACGCCTCGGGCAAAGGCGTCGGCGGTATCGACATCGACGAGATGACGGGTGACGTCGGCACGCTCTCGGGTGGTGCCGGGCTCGATGTCCAGGTGACCACCGAGCAGGACGGCGACCGGCTGTACGTCGTGTCGTTCCAGCGTGCTGCTGGCGGTCTGAACCTGCCGCAGCTGGTGGGTAACGCCTCCGGTCTGGAAGGCGACGGCCTATCGATCGAGACCGCTACCAACGTCGACGGCGGCCGCCCGTACGTCGTCCGGTTCACCGACGACCTGCAAGGCGTGGACGTCCCGACCATGACGGTCGATACGGACGGGCTCACCGGCGGGTACGAGGTCGGCAGCCGCGTGGTGGTTCTCCGCGAGGGCTACACGTACCCGGCTGAGAACGTCGTCGTCGACTCCGACCCTCGCGAGGAGCAGGTGTCTTCGGAGTCTGGTTCCCCGATCTGGGAGCGGATGAACTCTGTCCGGTTCCTGCACTACATCCCGCCGTACACCGGCGAGGTCACGTTCAAGTTGTCCGTGTCCGGGGCTGTCCCCGGGCAGATTGCCACGCTGCGCCTTCCGCGCGCCTGGTCCCGTCCGTGGGGCCTAGAATAGTCTGAAAGGCCAGGTCAGATGGGTTTTACCCTCCGCCTGTTCGGCATCCCGGTCCTGAGCCTGGAGATCACCGGCGACGGCTCTGCCGAAGAGTACATCAGCCTCACGGGCGGCTCGTTCGAGCTGGCTCCCGAGGAGCCCGAGTACGACGAAGAGTACTACGAGGAAGACCGTAGCGGGTTCGGCTTCGGGGTGAGCTGATGCCAGCTCCCGCCGCAGACATGACAACCCTGGCGGGTCACCAGCAGCTCTGGGACACCGTCATGAAGCGCCGCCAGAAGCGGGAAGACGAGCGGATCGCACCGCCGTTGATCCGCCTCTGGGACGGCGACTACAAGCTCCGCGGCCAGCTCGTCGGGGAGCGCAGCCACAAGTTCGAGTTCATCGAGAACGAGACCGGCACCGCGTCGATCACGATCTCGCTGGACCACTACCTCGCTAAGTGGATCGCGTCCCACAAAGGCCGCGCTCGCCGCAACGTCCACGTCTCGTTCGACAAGCAGGGTGCCCGGTGGACGGGTCGCATGGACCACTACGACATCGTCCGGACCAAAGAGGGCGACGTCTACATGGAGGTCGTGTTCAAGCACGACTACGAAGAGCTCAAGCACATCTACGTCTGGGCGAACCCGTTCCTGCGGCCCGAGTTCCAGTTCCCGAAGCTGTGGGTGATGTTCGGCCCCGCGAAGTGGGCGCTGCTGCTGACGCTGTTCGTCAACATCCTCCGCCTGGAGTCCTCGCTGTGGACGCTGCCGGACAACCCTCTGGACATCTCCGAGTGGTTCCCGTTCTCGCTGAACCCCGGTAACTGGCGCAACATCGTCAAGCCGTTCCCGTTCCTCGCGGACAACTCTCCGCTGACGATCGTGTTCTCCCGGTTCAAGTCGTTCCACGACACCGCGAAGAACGTCCTGGCCGACTCGCAGCTCACTATCGTGTGCCGCCGGTACTTCCACGGCGAGGACCCGCACCCGTTCGCGGAGCTGTCCGGTGAGCTGGGGCTGCCGCTGATCGAGGGTATCGCCTCGCTGATCCCGCTGCGCCACGGCTGCCTGGTCTGGGACATCGTCGATAACTCCGGTTGGGGTTCGGAGACTGCGTTCGGCGGGTCGCTGCTGACCGGTCTGGTCCGCGCGGTGATGAACATCGCGTCGGACGGCATGACCGAGGGCATCGACATCTACACCGGGCTGCCCACCTACCCGGGCGAGTACTACACCCCGGGGTTCCTCGGGACGTACCCGAAGGCTCCGCACGTGGTGTTCATGGAGTCCCCGTACACCGGCATCGAGTCCTCGAAGTTCACGTACACCGAAGCTACGGACACGTCGTTCGTGCTCGGCGGGCAGTCGATGCCCGGGGTGAACGAGATCATCTCAGCCGGCATCAACATGGGCGGCGACTTCCTGACGTCGCTGATCAACTCCCAGCTAGCCACGCTCGGCGCGTTCGGTGGCGCGATCGACCTCCCGCCGCTCGGCGGCATCATGGACGCGGTCGCCCGTCCGCTGTACGAGAACGTGATCCTCGCGTTCATGGAGATTCCCACGCTCCGCGCAGCAGGCCTGAGCCTGCCGATCGCGGGGCTAGAGGACATCGTCACCGGGCTCGGGGATTTCCACTATAACGAGGGCTGGGTCGACGGCGCTGACAAAGCGTTCACGATCTCCGCGATCATGGCGGCCCGCGCTAAGCAGTGGGCTACCCGGGCGAAGCACTCGCACGAGATCCAGGTGTCCGACGCTGCCCCGTACATCATCGGTGAGCGTGGTCACGGGCATTTCTGGCTCGGTGACCGGGTCGGCACCACGGTACTCGGCTACCCCGATCCGTACACGATTTTCGTGGAGCGGGTCACCAAGCTCACCTACGAGTGGACGTCCGACGGCCCGAAGGGCTGGACCATCACGATCGGTTACAAAGAGCCCGAGGACCCGATCCTCAAGGCGTTCGAACTGATCCAGTACATCAACTCCAACCTCGGACAGCTCGGCATTTTGTAGCAGCCGAGCTTGATACGTAACGAAGAGAGCCCGCCACATGCACAAACCCTTGACCCAAGAACACGCCGACCCGGACAAGCCGGAGGAAGCCCTTGCCTGGGCTTTCTGGGGACTCCCCCACCCGTCCGGAGGCCACTCGCTGTCTAACCCGGTGATGGCCAAGTACTGGTCGAAGCACTTCACGGAGCTCGGGATTGTGCATGTGGACTCTCTGCGCCGGCTCGCTGACGAGAACGGCAACATCCACGTCAGCAAGCTGCCTCAGCAGACCAAGAAGTTCCAGGCTCCCGCCCGCGGGCCGCGGAGCCACTACAACCCCGCTGCGCAGTGGGTTCCCTCGGATACCCCGGAGCCTCCGAAGTTCCGTGTCCAAGATCCTCGGACGCTCACCCAGCAAGAGCAGCAAGCCCAGCTCGACATCTACAAGCAAATGGGCCTGATTCCTACCGCACCCCTGCCGCAGCATCAGGCTGCGGTCGAATGAGAGGCCCGCTTATGCCAGACCTGGAAGACACCCAGCCGTTGCACGTGTGTGACCTGCCTACCGAAGAGATGGACCTCGCTGAGCTGAACACAGGCGGCTTCGAGATCCCGCACCTGGGCTGGGACCTGGACAAAGACGGTGACATCGAAGGCATCGAGGAGTACGTCCCCGAGCCTGCGGTGCTGCGCGGCGCTGTGGCCGCGGGACTGGGCTTCGCCGGGTTCGTCCTCGGTAAGACGTTCGACGTCTCGTGGATCGATCAGGCGGTCGCTATCTACGCGGTGGCTGCGCCGTTCGTCCTCGGATTCGTGATCCGCCGCCACGTCACCCCTACGAAACGGTGACCGAGGTCCTGGATTGGTTGGCGGTGGCTAGCGGTCCTGCGGGCATCGCGATCGGTATCTACGGCGAGAAGTGGCGCTCCCGGCGACGGGAGCCCGCCGAGATCGAGAAGACCGAGGCGGAGGCCTCGCAGATCTTCGTCGAGACCGCGGTGACCCTGATCGCCCCGCTCAAAGCCGAGATCGCGGACCTGACCGTGCGCGTCAACCAACTCGAAGAAGAGAACTACACGACCAAGACCCGGCTGCAGCTGTCGATCGATTACATCCGCGTCCTGCAGTCGTGGATCAGCAAGCACATCCCGGGACGGAAGCCTCCGGCTCCCCCGGCCGAACTGCTGCTCTGAACTTGATATGTAACGGAGGTCTTAGTGGCTGACGACCAGTGGGTGCCTGACGTTCCAGACGGCGCGTTCGTCATCGGCGGCGGTGACTACCGCTACGGCCAGGACATGACCGAGGACATCGCCCGGTCGCTGTTCCAGGTCCCGGACTTCAACCCGGCCAACGCGCTGCTGGTGCTACCGCAGCTGCTGCTGCGCCTGCCGCTGGAAGCACTGCAGAAGTTCAAAGACTTCATCCCGAACGTGCTGGAAGGCGCGTTCAACACCGTAGCCGGCGCGGTCGACGCCATCATGGGTGCGATCCGCGAGACCCCGCGGGTGCTGGAGCAGATCCTCTCGTATCTCCCGCAGGAGTTGCGCGACGAACTGGAGCACGCCGCTGCGCGTATCGGCGCGGTGATCGACGCGATCGTTCAGGCGCTCACCGGCACCTTGAACATCGGCCACACGATCGAAGACCTGATCTTCTCGCTGACCAACATCCGGCCCGGCGCGGTCGGCGGTGTGCTGGGCGGCGGGTCGATCGAAGAGACCATCAAGCGCATCGTCGATGCGATCGTCTCAGGCATCGTCGGGGTCACCGGTATCGGTGCGGGGATCTCGGATCTCCAGTCGCTGATCGAGCAGATCGCCTCGGCGGCTGCCCGCGGCGGGTTCGCCTGGGACATCCTCGGTATCCAGAACAACAAGAAGCCGAAGTCCGGGCTGTACAAGTCCGAGCGCGGAAACTTCGACCTGGACACCCTGAACTCCACGGTCTCGGTCGCCCCCGGAACCTCGATCATCGCGTTCGATGTCATCGAGCAGTCGATGCCTATCGGCCTGATTACCTGGATCGGCTGGGGCACCTCGGGCATCACCGACTTTTACATCAACGTCTACCGCTGCGTTGACGACCGCTCCGACCCGGAGCTGGGCGAGCTGATCCACCAGTCCGAGAACATCGCGGGCCTGCTGGCGGGCTCCGCGTCTCCCGGCGCGAACATGGCGTACGAACTCACTGCCCCGATCGCGGCTGTAGCCGGCGACCTGCTGGCGTACGAGTTCATCGCCGTCGGCGGTACGCACACGATGCGCGGCCGGGACTTCAACCTCCCGGACAACGACGGCGCTCCGATCGGCAACGTCGGGGCTACCCGATCGCTGTCGACGCCTTCTCTTCCCCCGGCCACGCTGGACAAAGCCGATGTCACCTGGACCGACAACGTCCCCCGCGTCGGTATCGCGGTGGACACCGGCACCGGCTCGGATCACCACGACCCGCAGGTCGAGTTCTTCGAGAAGCCCGTAGCTATCCCGGTCCCGGCGTGGTGCGACCGCATCGACGCGATCGTCACCGGTAAGGGTGGCGAGGGTGCCGACGGGTTCCTCGGGTTCTACGGCAACCCCGGCCTGCCTGGCGGCGTCAACACCGTGACCTGGACCCGTGGCGAGCACTTCTCCGGCACCACCACGATCCTCACCTGGGACGGCGCTGAGCTGTCGATCCCCGGGTTCGAGGTGTCCGCTGCCAACGGCTCTAACGGCTCCGGTCAGCGCCCTGTGGCGCTCGGCAAGCCGGTCGGTAAAGGCATCGAGGAAGTCGAATACAACGGCCTGAAGCTGGCCTCTGGTGGCGATCAGCACGCGTACGGCGGCGCAGGCACCAAGCCTGGCGGCGGCGGTAACGGTGGTCACTGGCTCGGTATCTACACCCAAGGCGGCCCCGGTGGACCCGCGTGCGCGGCTGTCCAGTTCCGCAAGGGCGCTCTGCCTGGCGAGGTCGTGGGCGACGGCGAAGGCGACGTGACGCCTCCGAACACCTCCGCGCTGCACGTCGACGTGTCTGCGACGTCCACCTCGATCACTATCACACCCTCGGGAGCTGTCGACGATGCCTAGCGGACTTCGCGGTTACAACGTGTACCGCAACGGCGTTCGGCAGAACACCTCCCCTGTGACGGAGCTCGGCTCGGTGACTATCACCGGGCTGTCTCCGGACACCGACTACTCCGAGCAGATCACGATCACCGCGATCGACATGGCGGGTAACGAGTCGCTGCCCAAGACGCTGGCTGAGCTGGAGGCGGAAGCTGTCACCGACGCTTTGTCTCCGGCTGACCCGCTGGACCCTGTGGTCCGGGCGCAGATCGATGCGCTGGTAGCGGCGAAGATGAAGCCGACCTCTGGTAAAGAAGCGGACGGCGCGATGGTCGGGATCGAAACTCCGACCGGGTCGTACTACAAAGCGTACGGCGGGGACCGGACCCCGAACAAGCCGCTCACGCTCGACCAGAACTTCCGGTACGGATCGTGCTCGAAGATGGCGTGTAACACGCTGCTCCTCCGGGAGATCGACCGGGGTCACGTCGACTGGGACGACACGCTCGACCAGTTCATCGACGGTATCCCGAACGGCGACAAGATCACCGTACGGTACCTGCTCCTGTTCCAGGACGGTCTGAAGGACTGGCTGCAAGGCGACCCGGCGGTTCAGCAGACGTACTTCCTCAACCCGACGCTGAACTACGACCCGCTGGCCTACATCCGTGCGTCTACCCCGGTGTTCGAGCCGGGTACCGACTCACACTACTCGAACGCAGCGACGCTGCTGATGGGCAAGATCCTCGAATGGTGCGACGCGGAGTTCTACACCGGTCGCTCGGCCCGGGAACTCATCGTCGAGGAGTGGAAGAACACCGTCGGCATGGAGTCTCTGCACTGGCCGACGACGAACTACATGAACCAGCCGTACGTCCGCGGGTGGACGCCTAACCTGGCGCTCCCGCAGATTCAGGCAATCCTAGGACCGTTCGCGTTCCTCGCAGGGCTTCTCGGATACCCGACGTCCAAGGACGTGGAGTGGACCGCGGTGTCCACGACGTGGTCAGACGCGGCCGGTTCTCTCGCCGGGAACATGGAGGACTTCGTCAAGTTCGGCAAAGCGCTGTACGAGGGCGAGTTCTTGTCCGAGGAGATGAACCAGCTCCGCAAAGAGATCTTCACACGATACGTCGAGTACACACCCACAGGACCTCACCAGGGCCCGGGGTGGATGGGGTTCGGTCTGAACTCGATCTGCTGGGGGCACTGGCTCGGATGGGTCGGCAACCTCGGCGGCTACATCGCGGTGCTGTTCTACAACCAGGACGACGGCTCGGTCATCGCAACGATGCTGAACAACTTCGCTGGGCACGCCGACGCGGTCGACCTGTTCTACCAGATCGCTTACCTGCTGAACCCCGAGTCCACCGGGCACCGGGACTGGATCTTCCGTCCTGATCCTGCTGAGGACGTGGATGAGGTCCGTGACCCGACGCTCTACCTGACGGTGGAATCCTCCGGAGACAACCAGATCCCGGCTGATGTGCCGTTCGAGATCTAAGGAGACAAGAGATTTCTGCTCGTTACAACAGCTGCCGTGCTGCGGCAGCCAGAGGCGATATCGACTGGCTGAACGACGACATCCGGGCGCTGATGATCGACGCCGACGACTACACCGTGAACCTGACGTCGCACACGACGCTGGCGAACATCCCGCCCGGAGCGATCATCGCTGTCTCGGAGAGCCTGACCGGTAAGTCGGTGACCTCCGCCGGCTGGGTGAAGGCTGACCCGACGGTGTTCCCCGAGGTCGAAGGTGACACGGGTGAGGCGGTCATCGTCTACAAGCACACCGGTACCGCGTCTACGTCGACGCTGCTGTCGTATCACGACTCCCCTACTTACCAATTCGTCATCCCGAACGGGTCGGACATCCGTGTGATCTGGCCGACCGACGGGTTTATCCGCTTCTAAGGAGCACGCATGGCACTTCCCGAGAACTGGACAGACGGTGTCGGTCAGCAGGTTGACGCGGCGTTTCTGAACCAGCTGGGTTCGGAGCACAACGCGATGCAAGACGCGCTCGACGGTAAGTCGATCCTGGTGATCACCCAGCAGGACTACGACGAGCTGGGGTCTCCGGACCCTGACACGATCTACGTGGTCATCGAATGAGTCTGAAGGTCGGTGGCCTCGACGTTGCCGGTGTGTTCGTCGGGGATGCTGCGGCGAAGGTCTACGTCGGCGCGATGAAGATCTGGCCTCCGGTTCCGGACCTTCCTCCGTTTGAGCCGTTCATGTTGGAGAACGTCAACCTTACCGATGAGCCGGTTCCTGCTGGCGCGTCCGGCTGCTGGGTTACCCTTGCTGGCGCTGGCGGTGGAGGCGGTTCTGGCCGCCGGGCCAACTCCGGTTACCGATACGGCGGTGGCGGCGGTGGCGGAGGCGCGTACATTGATCGCGTCTGGATACCTCGTGCGCTGCTCGGCGCGACATACACGGTGGCTCGCGGGGCCGGTGGGGCTGGGGGTGTCAGGCCGTTAGGGTCATCCGATGGTAACAACGGGTCCGCTGGCGGTTCGTCCGTGTTTGTATCAGGCAGTGTTTCCCTGGTGGCTGGCGGAGGGTCGGCAGGCGTGAGGGGCACTAACTCGTCCGCGAGCGGTAGCGGCGGGGATGGCGGTACGGCCACCATCTCGGGTCTGTCCGCGACCGGATACACAGGCGGCAATGGCGGCAATGGCGGCTCCAACCCCACCAGCGGTCAAAGCCGGACAAACGGTTCAGGCGCAGGCGGTCGGGGTGCCGGCGGCCTTCGGTCAAACGACAACGAGATCAGCAGCGGGTCGAACGGCACCAGCTCCGGCCCAGCGGGCAACGGCGGTGGCGGTTCTGCGGGCGGCGTAAACACCGGTGTCACTAACGCTGGCTCCGGTGGTGACGGTTACGTCCTGATCGAGTGGGAATAACTCGCGCTTGACACGTAACCAGGTTACGAGTAAAGTCGTCTGCAAGAGAACGACCGGCGGGGCTAAGGCCTGAGAACCAACCCCGTCGGTCGCACACCCACCATCAGGAAGGCACTGTTATGTTACGCACTATCGCTGCCGCGGGCATCCTCGCGGCTGGTCTCGGGCTCGGCGTCTCGCCGATCGCCCAGGCTGCTCCGGCTCACTGCTCGAACCACGGCTTCGGTCACGGTCAGATCTACAAGCACGCCTGCGCTACCGGATCAGGCGGGCAGGGTGCGAAGTGGGTCCCGGTGAAGAACCCGGACGGCTCTATCAAGAAGGTCCTCAAGAACGGCAAGCTGAAGACCGTGTACGGCTGCGAGGCCCGCTGCGGCGGAGGCCGCGCCCACAAAGAGGTCACCGAAACCTACTGACCTCGCATACCAAGAAACCCCCTACCTAGCCTTCGCGGGCCGGGTAGGGGGCTTTTTGCGTTTCAGTGGGTGTGGCCGTGATGACCTGTGTCTTCGTGGTTTGTCTGGTCAACCACCGCGGTCTCAGTGGTGTACGGTACAAACCCATGAGAGCCCTGGTAGTGATCCGACTGTCCCGCGTCACCGATGCTACGACTTCACCGGAGCGCCAGCTGGAGTCTTGCCAGCAGCTCTGCGCCCAGCGCGGCTGGGAGGTGGTCGGGGTAGCGGAGGATCTGGACGTCTCCGGAGCGGTCGATCCGTTCGACCGGAAGCGCCGCCCGAACCTGGCCCGGTGGCTGTCGTTCGAGGAGCAACCGTTCGATGTGATCGTGGCCTACCGGGTAGACCGGTTGACCCGATCGATCCGGCATCTGCAGCAGCTGGTCCACTGGGCCGAGGACCACAAGAAGCTGATCGTCTCCGCGACCGAAGCGCACTTCGACACGACGTCGCCGTTCGCGGCGGTCGTCATCGCGCTTATGGGAACGGTGGCGCAGATGGAGTTGGAGGCGATCAAGGAGCGGAACCGCTCGGCCGCACACTTCAACATCCGCGCCGGCAAGTACCGCGGCTCCCTGCCGCCGTGGGGCTACATGCCCGCCCGCGTGGACGGGGAGTGGAGGCTGCTCGTCGACCCCGTGCAGCGCGAACGCATCCTCGAGGTCTATCACCGCGTCGTCGACAACCACGAGCCTCTGCACCAGATCGCCCACGACCTGAACCAGCGCGGCCTACCGTCGCCGAAGGACTACTTCGCGCAGCTGCAGGGCCGAGAGCCCAAGGGCAGGGAGTGGTCGGCTACCGCGCTGAAGCGGTCGCTGATCTCGGAGGCGATGCTCGGGTATACGACGCTGAACGGTAAGACCGTCCGAGACGACGACGGGGCACCGCTGGTGCGGGCTGAGCCGATCCTGACGCGCGAGCAGCTGGAATCGCTGCGCGCCGAGCTCGTGAAGACCTCCCGGGCGAAGCCCGCGGTGTCTACCCCGGCGCTGCTGCTGCGGGTGCTGTTCTGCGCGGTGTGCGGGGAGCCCGCTTACAAGTTCACCGGGGGCGGTAGGAAGAACGCTCGCTACCGCTGCCGGTCGTGGGGCTGGGCGCAGCGGTGCGGGAACGGCACGGTGGCGATGGCCGAGTGGGACGCGTTCTGCGAGGAGCAGGTGTTGGATCTGCTCGGGGACTCGGAGCGTCTGGAGAAAGTCTGGGTAGCCGGCTCGGACTCCGCAGTCGAACTCGCGGAGGTGAACGCGGAGCTGGTGGACCTGACGTCGCTGATCGGCTCTCCGGCCTACCGGGTCGGGTCTCCGCAGCGCGAAGCACTGGATGCTCGTATTGCGGCGCTGGCCGCGCGTCAGGAGGAGCTGGAAGGGCTAGAGGCTCGCCCGTCGGGCTGGGAGTGGCGAGAGACCGGGCAGAGGTTCGCGGACTGGTGGCGGGATCAGGACACCGCGGGTAAGAACACCTGGCTCCGGTCGATGAACGTTCGGCTGACGTTCGACGTCCGCGGCGGGCTGACTCGCACGATCGACTTCGGGGATCTGCAGGAGTACGAGCAGCATCTGAGGCTGGGCGCGGCTCTGGACCTCGTAAACGCAGAAAAGCCCCCTACGGGCCGCTAGGGCTCGCAGAGGGCTTCTCCGGTAGTCTCTATTCAGTTGTACTGCTGAGTCCGTCAGCGTGGGCGCTAGAGGGGTTTACGGGGCCTTTCCAGCCTGCCGTCCGGGTATACGATAGTAACCGGCTTCCTTGCGTCCAGCGCGAACCCGATCGTGTTCCAAGTCCCGCTACCCTGACGATAAGGTCCGTCTGGTAGAGCCAAGAGCTCGTCGCACTCTGAGACGATGTCTCGGTTTCGGACGTTGTACGGCTTAGCCGGTCGCACCGAGATCCGGTCTCTGATGTACCACTTCTCACGAGGCATCATCAGCCGCTCGTTAGTCGGCGGATGTACGACGATCTCCGCCCCGTACTCCAGAGCCAGGTCGTGTGAATCCTCGTCTGCGTTGACACACGCCCCGTGATGCACTCTTTCGGCCTCTGCAATCGCCAGGCCTAACCACGCGCGCTGTTCCTCGCTGATCGGGTTCCTGGTCCCCGTGATTCCTAGGATCATTCGTGGACCCGCACGTACGGCTGCAGAGGCTTGTCACGGTAGGCGTGGTAGCGCTCTGCCTCCTCCGACTTCAGGTTCTCGATTTCGCGGACGACCGTGTCAGGGTTGACGTTGATCGAGAAGTCCAGCTCCCGTCGCACGGGCTCCGAGGCGCAGTACTTCGCCTGGGTGACCAGCTCCCGTCGCTTGGCCTCCTCGGCGCGGATGGCCTCGATCTCCTGAGCCGCGCTCACCTTACGACGCTGCAGTTCCGGATCGTCATGCTGACGCACCGTAATCACCTCTGACTGACGGGTCTGCGTCGAGATGATCTTCAGCAGATCCACCGCCTCGGTAAGGCGGTCGGTGATCATGGCCAGCTGCTCGACGGTGACGTCTTTCTTCTTCTTGCTCACTCGATCACCTCGGTGAACGGGCCGAACGTGGAGTTGAAATCGTTGCCGGTCACCCCGCGGTAAGGATCAGCCCGCCGCGGAGGCGAAGTCCACCAGAGCTCGTAGTCCTCGTCCCACCAGAAGACGTCGTCCTCCCGGTCGCGAACCTTCACGCCCAGCGGGACGGTATGGATGCTGTCCCACACCCGGGTCTGGGCCTTCTCCTCGACGTCCTCTACCTGGGCGATGGTGATCCCCTCCAGGATCTCGTCAGCGATCCTCACGGCGTTCCTGGACAGGTACACGCGGCTCGCCAGGACGTCGATGACCTTCTTCCGCACCTCCTCGGGTGTGAGGATCACAGGGATTACTTTGACGGTGATGCTGTTTTCTGCTTTTGCCACTATGGTCTCCTTGTTTGTCTGATGAAGTCGGCCCGTGCGGACTCGTAGTCCGGGTGGAAGGTGATGACGCCGTAGAACGATCCGACCGACGGGAACACGATCCACTCCTGGGTGTGCGGGCTCTTACGGATCAGCCACTTGCTGGCGTCGTTACCCCAGAGGATCAATTCGAACTCCTGATGTGGTCAAAGTCGGCAATTATCTGGCAGTATTCGCACAGCCATTTGTTATTGGTGGCGGCTCCCACATGGACGACGCGGTTGCATTCGAAGCATCGGGGTTTAACCGCCTCGTGCATCGGACTGAACGGGTAGCGCTCACGCGGGGTCACCGGAACCACCCCCGCATGATCTGGATCAGGTGCTCCAGCCGAACCTCGTGGTCGAGCATCCGGATCAGCACCAGTTCACGCACCCGCTTCATTCCGCGGTCCTGAAGCTGGTAGCTACACGCGGGTAGATGCGCTGCACCCATCCCGATGGGAGGCTGTCGTCCCGGCGGAAGAAGTTCTTCCGGTTCACCGACCAGTAGACCGTCCCGCCGGGCAGCTCCTGGCTGAATCGGACGTCCGGCAGCCGGTGACGACCCTCGTAGTCGGGGTTGGCAGGGTATCGGATGATGCCGAGCCACCAGGCTCGGTCGAACTGGATGAATCCAACCCCGGGTCTGTACTCGTGCTTGCTCATTCCGCCCCCTCGTAACGGTCCAGCTCACTCTTGAGCCCTTGGATCTCCAGCTCCAGGTCGAAGACCCGGCCCATCAGGTTGTCGCGCTCCAGCTCCAGCCGAGCCGCATCGTCGATCGCTTCCATCGACCGGCGCACCATGTCCGCGAGAGCGCCGTGGATCGAGGCGATGAAGTCGGCGTCAGCCTCGTTCGGGAAGTTCCCCACGTACTTGCGCGACTCGTCCTGGCCGACCGCGAAGATGTCGAACACGACCCCGTGGGCGCCCTTCTCGACCACCCAGAACCGGTCCTCAGCCCCGGTGGTCTGCGAGAACACCTGGTACAACTTGTCTAGAAAGTCCTGAAACTCCACGTTGTTCCTTCCGTTACGTATCAAGTTAGAAGCCGCGAGAACGGAGCTCGGCGTCGTGACGAGCCATCGTCTCTTCATCCATGTATCCACTGCCCCAGGACTTACCTGTGACCTCGGGATCGGTATTCACCAGCACTGGGCCGATGCGCTGCTCCATGATCTGACCCACCTCCTTGACTGCCGCCTCGGCGTCGGCCTCCGGGAGGGACAGCAGCACCTCGTCATGGACGACGAGCCGCATGTTCGGGGTGAAGCCCGCCTCGTGCAGGCGCAGTACAGCCGCGCCAGTAACGTCACGTGACGAGCTCTGGATCAGATAGTTGAGCGCTGAGTAGGCACGGTCTGGGTCGACCGGCAGGCGACGCCCCGTGGGCGTCGTGATGAAGCCCGCCGAGCCGGCCTCCTGCTGCATCCGCTTGTTGAGCGTGTCGACGCCCGGGTAGGTGGTCGCGAAGACCTCCAGGACCTTCTTGGCCTCGGGGAAGGTGATACCTGCGTTGGTGGCGAGCTTGCCCGCCCCTCCCCCGTAGCACACAAGAAAATTGGCCATCTTGCCGATTTTCCGATCCACACCTGCAGCATCCGCGGTCACCTGATGCAGGTCGGACTCCTCCTCAAAAGCCCGGAGCATCGTTTGATCGCCGGACAACGCGGCCAGAACACGGAGCTCCTGAGCGCGGTAGTCCACCGACGCGATGATCTGCCCCGGGTCCGCCAGGAAACAGCGGCGGACCATCCAATCTCCCGACGGCAGATTCTGAGCCGACGGGTTAGACGTGCTCATGCGTCCTGTACGGGCCTGCAGCGGATTGATCCCCGGGTGGACCCGGTCGTTGGCGTCCCGCCGCTCGATGAAGTTGCGGACCCAGGTCTTCTCCCAGGAACCCCACTTCTTCGCCTCGATCGCCGCCTTCGCCAGCGCGTTGCCCTCCTCAGCCAGAGCTTCCAGCAGCTCGGCGTTCACCTGGCGCTTACCCGTGGCTGTGCGGCCTTTGATCTTCACGCCCGTACGCTCCAGGCCGTCAGCCAGCTTCTCGGTGGAGTTCACCGAGTCGACCCCGTACGCGTACCGAGCCACCGCGGTGTAGTGCTCGGACTTCCGCAGCATGTCCGCTGACAGCTTCTCCGAGTAGTCGACGTCCAGCAGGAACCCGGTGCGTTCGACGTACGACATCACCTCAGCGAGCTTGTGCTCGTACGGGATCAGTTTGTGCGACGACTCCGGGACCAGCGGGGCTACCTTGCCCAGCAGCCGGGACACCAGGATCGTATCCATGCCGGCGTACAGCTCGTAGTCCGGGTCGTCCAGGTCGACCAGAGCCCAGATCTTGTCTTTGGTGGTCTTGTGCTTCTTGGCCAGGCGAGCCATCGAGGCTTTGACCTCTTCGGCGGTCACCGGGTCGATGTAGAACTTCGTCAGCTCTTCCAGCTTGTGGCCGGTCCCGCCTTCTTTGTAGGCCCGGGGGTCTACCAGGTGCGAGTAGATCTTGGTGTCCTCGACCTTCGGCCACATCTGCTCCATCGGCACACCGAGCGTCCGCTCGATCACCTGGAGGTCGAACGCGGCGTTATGGATCACGAAGCGCTGGACCTTCTGGAGAGCGGTGACGGCGGCTCCTACGAACACGCCGCCCCGCTCCACCGGCAGGACCCACGACTCCCACGGGTTACCGAACTGGATCAGCCGGATACCGAAGTCCGGCTTGTAGATCCCCAGATCCGTGGTCTCGGTATCGAGGCCGAGAATCCGGAGGTTGGAGCGGATGAAGCTCTCGAACCCGTCGAGATCATCCTCGTGCTCTACGACGTTGACCAGAACTGTCTCGTCCTTGATCTGGTAGCGGTGTTGCTTCACCCGCCCCTCCCTTCGTTAGTGGTTACGTGTCAAAAAGAACGTCCAACCTCTTCTGGATTTCCTCCGGATTGAACATGAAGCTTTCGTACGCCTGCTTCACGGACTTTTCAGTAGCCCTTTCCACTCCCCAGATGTCCGGATAAGAACGGGCCTCGGCCTTGGTGCGCCAGCCCTTCTTGATCTTTGCGACGATGCACGGGGACCCGTAGGACTTCGTCGCATAGATCTCCCATCTATGACCGTCGGGAAGATCCGGAAGGTTCACAGCCCCAGCTCCCGTCGGATCTGCCCCTCCGGGGTTTCTTCCTTGACCATCACCCGTCCGTAGTAGGCGATGTTGTTCTTGATCGGGAAGATTCGGTACTCCCCCTCCCCGAAGTCGACTGCCAGCTCGTCACCGCTGATGCGGTACTCGCAGTCGTCCGGGAACGTCCAGAACAGCCCGTTCTGGAGCATGACCATGAACTTCGGAACCTTGATTTCCTCGCTCAATTACACCCTCCTTGGTGGTTACGAGTCAAGTTCAGGGCCTGATTAACGCGGCGGGTAGAAGAACTTAGCGGGGCGCGGATCGTCCTCGCTCGGATCGTCCTTGGCCGGAGGCATCCACGCGTGCCAGACCTTGCCGGTCTTCTTCGAGATGCCGGTCTTGTAGACGAAGTCGTCGTACGGCTTCGGCGGAGCCCACTCCGGAGCTTCCTGCGCACTCTGCGGAGCCTGACGCCGGTACCCGCCGCCCGAGGACTGAGCGGGAGCCGGTGCAGCTGACCCACCCGCGAACGCCGCGGCGACCTTCTTCACCTTGTCCATGTAGTCCTTGAACTTCGCGTCCAGCAGAGCGTCGGACTCTTCGACCGACGACGCGTGGATAACGATCCACGGCGCGTCGAAGTCCCGGCCACCCTTCAGGGTGGTGACGATCTTGCCCTCGCCGGGCGCCACGTTGCTGCTGTTGTTGACCACGGTGGTCGACGGAGCGGTGGTGGCGACAGGCTGCTCGGGGCCGTTGTCGTTCGAGGCCCAGGGATCGGTGGTGACAGTCATTCGGTTTCCTTCCGGTTGTAGCCGCGGGTCCATTCGGCACCCACGAACATCTCTTTGTCCTCGTCTGGCCAATTAGCCAGGAGGGCTGGTTTCTGGTTGGGGTAGAGCTCAGGCGTCACCCACGCTCGGTACATGTCGACGCCGGACATACCGCTGAACTGGCCGTCGAAGATGTTCACGCGGCAGCCCCTGACCCTGCGCAAGACGGGATCAGGTGGTCCCTGAACCGTCCAGAGCTGATCGGCACTATGTGGTGGCACACCGGGCACGCCCGGCGATGCTTCGGAGCACTGGAGGTCACCTGCTCGGCGGTAGCCAGGTCGAACAGCTCCCGGTACGTCAGACCGTCCTCGCCGGCTGACTTCCACCCGTCATCAGCGAGACGAGTAGCCATCTCCCCGACAGGGTCGCCCGGGCCGTTGTGTGTCCGGATCGAGTCCGGGAACACCTTGGACCGTGAGCCGGGACCGTCGTGGTCGTCGGTCTGCTTGATGACCTTGTGGACCTCTTCGAGCAGAGCCTGGTGGGCTCTGGTCAGAGAGTTCTGACTGGATTTGTCCCGAAGAACCACCCCGTCGATGTACCTGACCTTGAGCGCTTCCGCGTACGGCGGGTGGCGATCCACGAGCTGGGAAACAGCCTGAGGAATCACCTCCATCAGGTACACGTTGTCCGATCGGCCTTTGAGCGCGTCTTTGATCGACTCCGATGAGTAGTTCCAGTCACCCCGGGCGAGGTCGTCTGCGAACCACTGGTCTTTGAGGACCTGATCGGCCAGCACCCGAAGAGTGTTGAACCCGACGTCGTCCCCGGACTCCTCCACCAACCGGCGACTGGTCGATCGCTCGAGAATCGACACCCACAGGTCCTGAACCAGGTCCTCGACCTGGTCCGGGGTGAGTAGGTAGCTGTTCCCGATCGACCGCGCAGCCTTGCTGATCAGCGAACCGGTATCAGCCATCCGCAGCCCCGCCGTTACTCGTCAAAGACGACGCCTTGATGTACTGCCAGCGTTTGTCAGAGACCCGCTCCACGAGCGCTACACCCTTCAGGTCAGGGCCGCGAACCACCCGGACCAGATCGCCACGGGAAAGGTAGGACCCTCCGGGCGGATCTAGTAACCCTGACGGGCCAGTGACCGTCATCTCTTCGCCCTGCTTCACTGCTTCATCTCCAGACTGCGCTTGGCGTAGGTCTCCTCGACCAGAACCTCGATCAGCTCGACCCGGGGTATCTCCCGGGACCGGGCTTCGAAGTGCAGGTACGGCAGAACGTTCCCGTTACGTGTCAAGGCCATGGCGTCAGACTTCCCAGACCTGGCCGTCAACGATGAACTTGCCTCCCAGGATCGGGACGATCTCAGCCTTGACATGCTTGCCGTCGACCGTGAGCATCCCGAAGCCCATCTGCCAGTTCCCAGCTCCGCCCTTTAGATAGTTGGCCTTCTTCATGTCCATCAGGTGCCCGACTTCCATGCCGGTGACGGTCTTGCGCACCGAGCCGCCGTACCCGAACGAGTGCGAGACGACAGCCTGCCGGTGCGTGTGGCCGCAGACCACGGACTTGCCGAACTTCTTGGCACCGTTGAGCGCTGTCGATCCGGCGATCTGGGATAGCGTCATCTTGCCCATGTGCCCGTGAGTGGAGATCCAGCCCGGAGCGATGTCGTAGAAGTCAGGCAGCAGCTCCACACCGAACCCGTCGAAGTCGAGCAGCACGTCGATGTCGAAAGCGTGCGTACCCTCCAGGGCCGGTGCGTTCTTGGAGAGATAGTCCCTGGCCCGGGAGTTTCCGGTCAGGTGGATCTTGCCGCCGTCTTCGATGAAGAAGCGTCCGTTAGGGACTCGGAGGCACCAGACCTCTCCCTCGTACGCGACCTCCTCGACGGTGTTCTTGTACAGTCCCGACAATGCGCGGTTGCTGATGTTCAGACGCCAGTGACCTGGCCGGTACTCGGTGGTCGACGCCCGTAGCCCGTTGGCAGCAGCCAGCATCTGCAGCTGCTCCCGCATACGGTCCTTGCACACGTACAGCACGTAGGAATCCCCTGCGCTGGTCGTGTCTGTACCGTCGGTGAACCGGTACTCCTCCAGGAACAGCCGGGCCTGCCGCTGTGACAGAGACAGTGTCCAGGTCGGGAGCTCGCTACGACCTCGGTCGAGCAGATCATCCAACTCTTGAACCTTGCCCAGGCTGAACTCGTACTGGGTCTTCGGAGGAGCCTTCAGCACCTTGCCGTCGATCTCGGTGATGCCTCGGTTACGTGCCCGTTCCCGGTATTCGATGCCTGCGTCGGCCAGCAGCTTCCGGACCTGCTCCGCCTTCTCGCCTGACTGGTAGAACGTCCAGCGCCCATCGGGCGAGCGATGCGAATCCGTGAGCCCCCAGACCGCGAGTCGGATCTCGGTGTCGGTGAGCGGGTAGTCCTCGTTCGACCCCTCGCCGGCGGTGTAGACCCACATCTTGTTTCCAGGCAGCGACGTCGGGGTGTGCTCGACCCACTTCGTCTTCTCCCGGTTCAGGCCCACCACTCGGTGGTTCGCTGTGATGGTCGCGTTGATCTCTCGGCCTCCGAGGGAGTACAGCGTGCCCGAGAACGGGAACCGGACAACCTCGTCGATCTGCTGCCAGATCGTGCGTCCTTGGTCGTCCACCGACATAACCTCGTCGTCGGTCGTCAGGTCGTCGACGTGGACGAACCCTCGTCGGGTGACGGCCCGGGCGTTTGTCCAGGAGCAGTCGTGGTTCCCTTCATGAGCCCCGATCCACCCGTCGTAAACCTTGCGGAGAGGTTCCAGGAGGTGCTTCTTGGCGTAGTCCGCGTCGCGGTACACCGAACCCTCGAACTCGCCCTTTGTGCCTTTGTTCCATCGCGAGGGCTGGGGCAGATCCAGGATGTCACCGATATGTACCACGCCGTACGGCTGGACATCCCCGATGAAGCGGATGACCGCTTGCATCTCTTTGCGCGCCTCGTAAGGCAACTGAGTATCGGGTAGAAAGACGATACGCTGAGTCATTTGGTTCCCTTCTCTGCGAGGAGGGTTAGCTCCGCGCGTACTGATCGGTAGACGTCGTCCAGCGCGTTTATCGCGTTGGTGATGGATGTGTAGGTGCGGTTACCGCCGAGCTCGACTCCGACGACCGCGAATCCCTCCGGGAGGGTCTGGCTCTTACTGACGATCACTCGACGACCTCGGTGAAGGGAGCCCATTCGTTCACGAACTCTGCTCTAAACCGGCTTATCACGCGCCGCGAGCATTGCCGGTTCCCGAACCTGTCGATTACGTCGACACCATCCGGCACGTGCCGGATGTCGTTCCACACCCTCGGCTCGTCCAGATCCACGAGAGCGGCCTCGTCTTCGACGTCCGCGTACGTGATGTCGTTGAGCGCATCCACCCACGACAGCGAGTCCTCGTTCTCGTTACGAATCAAGTCGTCGGGCAGCGGAAGATCGAACAGAGCGAGCTGGTCGTCCTCCTCTACCGGCTCCTCGTAGATCCGCTCGGCGCAGCCGGCGTAACCCGCGATGTCGGTATAAGAGTCCCGGTGATACCCCGTACCCTTCACCCGGGCCACCTTGACCAGGATCATCAGGTTAGCGACGTCCAGGTCAGTGATCGGACGCTCCAGGTACGCGGAGAACAACGCGGCGATGTCGTCGAAGTTCTCCCGGGGGTGCCCGTAGTTTTTGTTTCGAGGTCCGTGGATCAGGCGCTGCGCCTCTTCCAGGATGCTTTCTGTCATATCCCTACCTTGTCTTTCAGTGCTTGTACTCCCTGGCTGAGCACCAGGTCGTTGACATCCGAGCCGTCGGGCATCGGGATGATCTTGGCGTTGGGCAGAACACCTGCCACCGTCTCGGCGAACTGCATCCCCGCATCGTCACCGTCCGCGAGGATCAGCACCTCCCGGTAACCGAGGAACGGTTCGCGGAAGTGCTCTTTCCACGCCTGCGCTCCGGGGACACCTACAGCCGGTATCCCAGCTGCGGTAGCCGTGATGGTGTCGGCCTCGCCCTCGCAAAGGGCCACCTTCTGGGACGGCTGCAAGAGCGCGATCGTGTTGAACATCCGAGGTTTGTCCCCAGGGACTGTCAGGTACTTCGCCTTGCCCTCCGCGGCTTCGATCCGTCGAAACCTCAGCGAGACGACCTGCCAGCCGATATCCGGTGCCCAGCGGAGATAAGGGATAGCGAGCATCCCTTTGTACATCTCATGCCCGGGCAGCGGCTCCGCTACGTAGCCGAGGCGAAACTTGCTCACTGCGTCGGAGATGGCTGGATTGGTTAGCCCTCGGGTTGCCAGATACTCCTCCCCTTCGGAGCCTGGCAGGGCCTGGTGATACTGCTTCGATGCTTCCAGGAGAAAGTTCCTGTGCGAGCTCAAGTGCGCGATGGTGCGATACCTCCTCCCTTTTCATCAGCAGACTGATAGCGCTGCCTTTCGTTCCACAGCCGAGGCAAGCGAAGGCGTTGAGTTTGTACGAGACCGCGGCTGATGGCCGCGTGTCGGCGTGTGCCCAGCAGAGGCAGGGGATCCACACCCGGCCCGTGTCCTCGGGCGGAACCCAGTCAGGGGCCAGGCGCTCGATGACCTTCGCGATCAGCGTTTGTGAAGGTTCCACCGGAAGACCTCGTACACCTCGATGCCCTCGTGGTACGGGAACTGCTGCTTGAACGCGTCATCTAGGAACTCGTAGACCTCTTCGGTGTCGGTGGTCGGATCGACCTTGACGAACGCCTCGATCTTCATCCAGCTCACTTGCCCCACCTCCGAGCTGTGCGGTCCACGGAGTGCTCCGAGACGTTCCGGGCCAGCGCGTACTTACGCGGGTCCAGCAGAGCCCCCAGCAGCTGCTGACGGAGCAGGTTCGGGCGTGCAGTCGGTTTCATCGTTTCTTCCTTCCGGTTGCGGGCTTCTGCCCGTTACGATTCAAGTTCGGGACCTCGATAGGAGCGATCCGTTTCCCGATCACCGCGAACGCGGGCGGGTTCTCCAGGTAGTCGATCCCTCGCTGGAGAGCTTCGGGGTCGTCACCGAGGTGACCGAGTACGTTGCGGTTACAGGGCGTATCCAGCAGCCCGCGAACGAGTCCTGTTCGGTGGTCGTGGTCGACGGCCAGCTTCTTCCGCAGGCCTCGGCCTTTGCGGCAGATGTAGCACCTGCCGCCTTGAGCCTCGTATATCTGCCAATACTCATCGGCGGTGATGTCGTAGAGCTCCAGAAGACGCTTCTCCCACGCCGTATCCTTTCGGACGGTTCGCTTTTCGCGATGGTGAGTTGCGCATCGAGGCCCCGGATGAGGGGCGGCTCGGCGGGTTGTGATCCCGGCCGCTGCGCAGTCGACGCAGCGCCGGGGCTTAGGCTTAGCCGCCGCCATCCAACCACCCGACCAGCCACAGACCCGCGCCCCACGCGATGATCGAGTAGGCGATCAGCTGCTCGATGCTCACGCCTTAGCCGCCTTGATCAGCTCCCGGATCTTGTCGGCCCGGAAGTCGTCCCACCACGCTCCGGTGCTGGCGACGTGAACCACCGGAGCGGTCTCGTAGCCTTTCTGCTTCACCAGCTTCAGAGCCTCGGGGTCCTGGTCCACGCGGACCTCCCGGAACTCCACACCGCCGCGGGTCAACGCGTTCTTGGTGAGCGTGCATTTGAAGCAGTCCGGGCCGGTGGTGAACACCGTGACGTCGTTAGGCACTCCGGGACCTTCGATCTCCTCGTTACGAATCAAGTTATCGGGCATCAAAAATCCTTAATCTCCATCTTCGAGCCGTCGAACTTCAGCTCGGCGTACAGCCGGCCTGAGGGATCGGCCTTCGATGATCTGTTCTTCACCGCGGACACCCGCAGAGTGTCAGCCCCGAACTGTGACGGAACCCTGTGCAACGTAAGTACTAGTTCGGGTACGCGGCCGATCTGCCCCTTGATCCCCGACAGCGGGATCGGCTTGTCACCGGAGTTGTTGTCCGCGGTGACGTGGTGCAGACCGATGATGCACGCGCCGGTCTCCCGGGCTTTCTCGTGCAGCCAGTCCATCAGTACTTCCAGACCACCGAACGGGTCCTCGTCGTTCGCTGCTACTCCGGTGATGACGTTCGTGATGTTGTCGATCACGATCAGCTGTGGGTAGTTCCCGAACGTCTCCTCGTACGCGGCCAGCGAGGTCTCGATGACCTTGAGCGTCGGCTGCGCCGAGTAGTTCAGCCGGATAGGGATACCGTGCGGGTTCCCCGGGGCCGCGTTCCACGTCAGCACCTGAGGAGGCAACTGCCCTTCGCGTACCGCCCGGGCAGACTCAGCCAGCGGCATCCCCAGCTCCATCGAGAGGATGCGCGTCGACTGCGTGAACGCGTCCGAGTCGGCCGATAGGTAGTACGTCGGGATACGGCCTTTGAGCGCCAGAGCGAGCGTGAACGCCGACTTAGCCCCTCCGGGTGCTGCCGCGATCAGCGCCAGCTGCCCTCGCAGGAAGTTGATGCCCTGCTTGGTCAGCGACCGGAACGGTACAGGCAGAGGGTCACCGGCAGATCCTTTAGCGTCAATCGACTGCAAGATCGAGAGAATCGGGCACCTCCTCCGTCGTGTCTTCAACAGCGATAACCCGGGCGATCCCGGCGCTTACCCCGAACACCAGCGCGCCGGCTAGGGACAACCCTCCGAGCGCAGCCATAGCCAGCCTGTTCACTTCGTACCCCTCGCTATGAACCCGTTGTAGATCGTGCGACCTTCCTGTTTGGCCTTGACTTCTTCAGCCCAGACTTTGTCGGTAGCTTTGATCAGCGCCGACTCGGTCGTACCTAGGAACTTCACCAGCGGAGGACCGAGAAGACCTCGACGAGCAGCGCGCAGCACCCCGCCGAGCTCGTGAACCGCTCGCTTGTCTTCCAGCTCGACGTCCAACAGGTTCCCCGGGCCTGGCCGTTTGGTCACGGTCGCTTTCAGCGCCGGATCATCGAGGGTCCATCGTTCGGTCACGGGCGGAACACCTCCGTGTCCCCCCATTCGCCACCGGGGAGGTGATCGTTCACGTAGAAACCCTTCGGGTACGCCTCGTCCGTGTAAACCCCTACCCAGCGATTTGCGCCGACCTTGATGTAAATCGAGGCGTCCTCCGACTCGTAATCGCCCCTTCGAACTCGCACGGTCCCGAAAGGTTCCTCGGGTTCCGGCTTCTCGGTGATGTCGAACCTCTTCAGGAGGTCCGTCGTAGCAGCCATGATGGCTAGATGACTAAGGCCTCCGGGTAGAGCTTTGGCGAGTACCTCGCGGATCAATTCCTCGTTACTAGTCAAGACTCAGCCCTTCCTGTGATACCGAGCAGCGGATGCGACGCTGAACAACGGCGTCGGCTTACCCCACTTCGGCGAGTAGTCCCCGACCGCGGCGAGCCCCTGCTTGCGCCAGCGCCGGACTGTGTCCGTATCGACCCCGAACAGCTCGGTCAGCTGCTCCTCGGTCGCTAGTGATGGATTGCTCACGACCGCTCCTTGATCTCGAACTGATCCAGCAGCTTGCGGGCTCGTGCTCTGTAGTGGTCTCGCATCTCCTCGTTCGGATGTGCGGACCACTCGAAGGGTCGTCCGTACGGCACGGCCTCCCACAGCGCACGCGCGAGCTTTTCAACGATGTCCATTGCTTCCTCCTCGTTACGAATCAAGTTTCAGGCCATAGAGTATTCACAGCTCAACGCCACGTCGCACCTCGCGCAGCTAGCGCCAGGCTTAGGCGTGAAGTCCCCGGCTTCCAGCTTCCGCTCCATCTCGTGGAACCGGGCTGAGATCTTCTCCCGCGTCCAGTCCGTCAAGTCGTACGGATACGTCGGCTTACCGGTCTTCGCCATGAAGTACACGCCGCGCGTGATCTCGACGCCGTACAGCTGTTTCAACGCCAGCGCGTACACCGCGAGCTGGAAGTCATCTCCGGGCTTAGCTCCCGACTTCCAGTCAACGACTTGCACCTCACCGTCGAGCACCAGCACCGCGTCGATGTAGCCCCGGATCTCTATCCCATCGAGCTCGAACTCGATCGCGAGCTCTATCCCCGGGGCACCGTCCGGTGTGTGCCACACCTCTAGGCTCTGGTGGTTGTCGATCCAGTCCAGGGTCTTGTCCACCTGCTGGAGCCCGATACCCCATCGACGTTCGATGTCGTCCGCGCCGCGGTATGGCCCGGAGGAGAACCACCAGCCGAGGTTAGGGGTCTCCTCGGTAGCTTCGTTGATCCCGTCGGCGTACTCGGCCTTGAAGATCTCATAGCACTCTTCGCGCGTCAGCGGTGAGCCGGCGAGCTTCGATAGCATGTATTTCTCAGCCACCGCGTGGACCCCGGTACCCTGCTGCAGCCAGGCCGCTGGGCGTTTCCACACGCGCTCATGCCTGGCCAATTTCCAGCTGAACGGGCATTTGTCGAACTGCGACAGCTGCGAGACCGACCGCGGTTTCTTCTCGTACTGGTACTCGTTCAATGTCAAGTCGGTGGTCATGAAACCTCCTCAGATTCGGCGCAGCGACGAGGTCGGAGGCCAGTCAGGGGTACCCTCCCCGTCGTCCCAGACCACCCGGGCCTGATCCATCCAGCCGGGGGAGGATGTCAGGTCGGCCACGACACCCTCCCGACCAGTTCCAGCGAGGGCAACGCGGTCCCCGACCCGCAGATGGGTCACCGCTTGACCGCCATAGCGAGCGCTACAACCCAGCCGATGAACGTCCAGCCGAGGAACACGTTGATCACCGCGACAGGCTGCTTCAGCGAAGCTTTCCGGTAGTACGCGACGATCGTCGGGACGAAGTACGCGGTCCCGAACACCACGAGTAGCGCGTGGCTGGGGCTGATCGACATCAGCACGATCAGCGCCACGATGGCTCCCAGAGCCAGCCAGCCCTCGATACGGCCTTTCCGCTTGGCCGCACGAGCGGCCGCGTCGGCTTGCGGGTAGTAGCCGGGTTGATACGCCGGCTGATCCCAGATGTTGCTCATGATGCTGCCTCCTCTTTAGGTTTGCGGGCCGTGTTGCAGCGACGCTTTTTGGCCAGGCCCAGCTCCACGAGCAACGGGCACGGGTTGAAGTCCGCGGGCTGGTATTCGCGACGGAGAATATAGCTCAGGAACTCCCCGATTTCGCCCATGATGTATTTGTCGCCGTGACGCTCTTCGCGATCGACAGCGTCGGGCTCGCAATACCTGTCGATGAAGTCTTTCACTTCCCGGTAAAGGTAGCTGTCGTCGGTTAGCCACGTGGAGCGGTAAACGTGGAGGCCGCGAATACCGGGGACCAGGTCGAGTGTATTGGCGCGGATATACGCGTCTTTAACCACGTTCAGAGTAGGGACGATTGTCTTACCGATAACTCGGGAAGTGATCTCGAACATGCGGTGCAAACCATTCTTCTAAGAAAAAGGGGCGGGTGGTTATCAGGGCTCCACGCTCGGGAAACGCCAGATGTGATGACGTCCGATCTCGGACAGAGTTGTGTATTCGTTGACTCTGATGAGTAGGTCTTCGTCGGATTCCTGGCGCTCCCTGTATGCCCAGCCCCCGCATTTGCTGACCCCGGGTATGGGCGGGATGTTCGGATCAAACTCGACAACCCAATTGTTCTCACGAAGCATCCGGTAAAACGACCGGAGACGTTTCAGCTTGTATTCTTTCATGCCTTTGCCGCGTGTGGCGATGTATTCGCCGTGGTCGCGCAGGCGTTTATGCGGCGAGCACTGAGAAAGAGGCTCGGGTACCTTGAACGGGTATTCGCGGCGGATAACCTGCCGAGCGGTCAATTTGCCTCCGTACGTGTGAACGTGCCATGAAACAGCCTGCGGTGTCACACCGTACATCCGGGCGATATCCGCCTCAGTCTCCCCCGTAGCTTTCAGGGCCTCAATCACTTCTAGCGAGAGGCGGGGGAGCTGTTCTCTGGTGGTTCTCATCGGTCCTCCTTGTATTACAGACCAACGTATCTTGCATCTTGTTACAGCGCAAGGCACAACCCCCTCGATACTTGACAGTGCGACGTAGTTTTCTGGTGTCCCAGATCTGGGACTCTTCCCCCGTGGGAGAAAGTAGACCACTTGATCTAGTCCGGCGCAAGTGTCAAACGTCACTAAGTTCGTAGCTGAACCGGCATCGTCACAACCGATACCGGTGTTACAGCTACCAGACCACGACTCGATCCGCAGCGAAGCTGCTGGTCAGCAGTACCACCGTTTCCGGCAGTAGCGACTCTTCTTGTCTTTCCCGCGGTCTTTGCCCTGGCCGGCCGAGTCGTGTTTGCTCTCGGATTTCTTCTCCGGATCGCACGTCGGTAGGTCACCGTGGGCCACGTGCCAGTCAGAATCGGCCCTCAGACCGCCGTGCTCCAGCTGGTGAGACACCGACCGGTGCTCGCACCCGGAGAACACGTCAGCACGCGCTGACGGGGCTACCAGGACCGCTGCGAGCATCACAGCGCCGACGACGAACCAGACGACGAAGGCCAGGCGCTTAGTCACACCTGCCTCACTCTCTTCAGCCCGACGGTTCCCGACAGGTTCTCTCGGACGAACGCCCACGACTCAGTGCGTACCCACGACGAGGTGAACAGCCCGTCAGCGTGCTCGGCTGCGTGGTGCTTGCAGAACAGCAGCTCGAACTGGCCGTTCTCCCAGCGCTCCATAGCCGCGGCAGAACACGCGTCGCAACGATCGGTGAGCCGCAGCTCCCCGGGAGGCGTTGCGCCATCCTCCCGGGGAGGCGAAACCTGGTCTGGAGTGGTCACGCGTCCACGTCCCCTCGCTCGACGAACTCGACGTACACCTTCGCTGTCTCCAGATCGGTGTTAAGGATCTTGAACCAGAACGGGTTGTCACCCCGCTCGAACTGGTACAAGTCGTACGACCCGTTGGTCTTCGCGACCAGCTGCCAGTTGTCCGAGTGGTGCATCGCTCCGTACTCGGTCTCGAACCACTCCCCGCTCACAGCCCCACCGCTTTCGTGATCAGGAACATCAGCGCAGCACCTGCGACGATCGCACCGACCGACAACGCCAGCTCGATGCTCATCGGTAGGCCCGGGTTGCTCCGTCGGTACAGCTTGCGAAGCTCAGCCGGCGAGTACGACGCCGCGATTATCTGGTTGAACGCTTTGAGTTCTGTCTCGTTCATCAGGGCACCACTTTCGCCAGGATTACCAGTGCGTCTGCCAGACCGCTGGCCCGAGCCCCGCCGACTAGGCAGTCCTCCTCGTCGCCGCGGGCCGCGGCCTCTTCGCAGAATCGGAGCCACTTCACGCGCTCGGCGTTGATCAGGTCTATTGCATCGCTCAAGGTCATCGGGTCTCTCCTCGCAACGCGAGCTCGGTAGCAGCGGCAGCAGCCGCGACGCGGTTCATCGAGGTGACCATGCGCTGAAGCTCCGGGGTCGAGAGCGTGGCGGTCCACGCGTGTGGGCTGGTCATGCTGGCACGTCGCCCAGCTTGATGACGACATGCTCGGCCATGCCCTCGCGGAGCCGAGGGACGACGATGCTGCCGAACCGATGGAGCGCGTTAGCCCCGCCCCGGACCAGCATTGCGTAGTGACCTCTCGACATATGGTCCCCGGAGGCGCTGAACTCGTCGTAGATCTCGCGGACGAAGCTGTCCAGCTCGCGTCGGTTTTCGGGCTTAGCGATGGTAAAGATCATGATCCCTCCGTTACGTGTCAAGCCGCGACGCGGCGGGTAGTGGTCTTGGATGTGTCGATCAGGTGCCGCCGGCCGAGATCGTCGACGACCGTGAGCACGGTGCCCGCGGTGAACAGCACCCGGGCTGTCCAGCCGGCGGGTCCGCGTGATGCGATGTGGATGGTCATGCGCGGAACCTCTCGATGCGGTCCAGCTCGATGCAGAGGCTTTCGACGCGCACCGTGTTATCGCCGGAGCCGAATCCGTGCAGCGTGCCCGTGAGTACCCGCCCGTTGTCAAATGTGACCTCTACGGGGCCGAACGCCCCTTCGGCGGTGATGTCCTCGACAGCTTCGCGCAGGATGGTGCCGAACGTACCGACCCAGCCGTTGCCCGAGTTGCGCAGATCCAGGTCGTAGTTTCCATCGTTGTTGTAGATGCGGCTCATAGCGCTCATGGTGACCTCCTAGGTTGGTTACGAATCAAGTCAGCGTGCGTACGTGAGCAGCCGTGAATCGAACACGGTCAGCGCGGTGATGTCGGCTGAGCGATCCTGCCTGCTCGTGCCAGCTCGTCGTAGTCAACTGCTATGACTCAGAGCTGGACTTCAAAGTATGTTGTGGGCCGGGGCTCCGCATTACACGGGATTTGCATCAGGGTCAACGCGCGGATGGTGCCTTGGGCTCGCCTGAATCTTGCTGGCCTTTGTTTTGTTGTTGAGACCACTCTAACCCGAGGTTTGGTTACGAGTCAAGTGGGTATCCAAAAGAATTTGCGGGCTGATTCTCCACGAGGTAGCTCATCAAATGCTGGCCGATGAACTCGGTGTACGCCGGCGGAATCGACTCGCGCAGCTCGTCACGGGTCATCCAGTCGATGCCCATCGCTTCGCGTGCCTGCGCCACCCCGGAGAAGTTACCGACCACGTGCATGAACTCGCCCGGTTGCGGAGGCCTGCCCATCTTCGTCGTCTTCGCCGTATGCGCTCGGTGCTCGGGCTGCGCGATGCGCGACCCCAGCTCCCAGTTCAGCTCGAACAGCCGCGGGCGGTAGGTCTTCAGCCCTGGGAACATGCACCCGCACAGCTCGACGGGCAGGATCAGCGGGGCACCCGGCACGTTCTCGATCACCCACGGCTTACCGATCAGCGTGAACGCTGCACGTGTCGCGGTGACGAAGTCAGGGTGATCGTTGCCCTGGATCTTCTGCGCGTTCGTGAACGCCTGGCACGGCGGTGAGGCGTGGAACGCGTCGAACTCCTGGTGATGCTCCAGCAGGAACTTCAGGGCATCGTCCTGGTGGAACTCGAACGGGTAGTTCGGCTGCGGATCGATGTCCACACCGACCACGTCGAACCCCGCACGGCGATACCCCTCACCGGCACCGCCGGCTCCGGAGAACAGGTCGAGTATGCGCAAAGCAAACCTCCGCTCGTTACGTTGAGAAAAGCCCCGCCGAAGCGGGGCCTTTGGGATCCGGGGCTACCGGGCGGCTGCCCGGCGGATGCCCCAGCCGATCGCGTCCGATGCGGACATGATCATCCCGGAGTTCAGGCGGACCATGTCGCCGCCCCAGGGCTGGACCTGGACGCCGGCCTCACGACCGAGGGCGATGGCCTGCTTCACGGTGCTGTTCATTTCGGAACCCCTTCCTGTCCGCCGGCCCTTCCGGGGACATGATGTGCTTCGGTAACCGAGGGCTTACCTCGGACTAGGTGAGTGGCCGGGGCTTACCCGGCTCTCGGGATTTCGGGGGACCTCCCCGATCGGGATGACTCAATCATAAGCGCATCGCGGGTTACGAGTCAAGGGGTTTGTCGAAGAATTTCTCGACGGATTTCCGACGCCTATCCCGTTCCGTGCCAAGTCCCGGGTGCGATCCATCAGTCCGTGCGTGATCGACCGCCGGCGTGGCTCTCAGGCCACGGGAATCGACGTGCTCGCGCACCGCGGCCATGATCCCCGCCGAGCTCGAACCGACCTCACCCGTCCGGGTACGGCGTGCCGGGGTCGAGAACGAGACGTGCGCGGTCGTGCTGCTGCGCGCTGCGCATCATGCCTCGGTCTCGCTGAACTTCTCGACGAGAATCGACGCCCCGACCAGAGCGGTCTCTCGCATGTCGAAGTTCACCTCGAACAACCGGTCACCGCCCCGGGTGCCCCGTACGGTCCAGTAGGTCTCGTGCTTAGGAGTCGACCGCAGCCACGCGATCAGCTCGATGCCCTCGGCCTCCGCGCGCAGCTCTCCGAGGTCGAAGCCGTAGTACGCGGTGGAGAACCGCGGGTGCTTCCATTCGATGTCATTGACGATCATGTCTGACTCCTTGTCTAGGTCGGTTACGTGTCAAGTTCAGCTGACGACCGCGTAGCCGGCGATCACCAGGAGCATCACCGGGATGAAGCTGATGATGATGAGTGCTGCGGTCATGAGATAAGTATGCACCGACCGCGGTTACGTGTCAAGGGGATAAACGAAGAAAACCCCGACCAAAAAGGCCGGGGCTCTCGTTGCCTGTGTTCAGCCGTCATCCAGCTCCAGCTGATCCGTCCCGACGGACGAGCTGTACCCGGTGTCCCAGACCACGAACACGACCGGGCCGGCTGATGCGCGGACCAACCCCGTCATCCCGTCGCTCGTGTGCCTCACCCGCTGACCGGGCTTGAACGCCTTTCTGGGAGGCAGGCCGAGGCCGGTCACCGTGCCCCTTCGACGGCGGGGTCCCACAGCACGATCGCCGGCAACGGGACCCGATCATCTGAATGCATCACGTGGCTGCCGACGCTCATCCATGCTCCTCGGGTACCGTGTTCGAATTTCTCCATAGCCCCGGCAGGGAATGCGGCTAGCACCACGCTCCCGACAGGGAGCCGGGACAGATCGTCCCGGCTGTCGATCACCTGCCTGCTACTCATGCGGCCAGTAGCTCCTCTGCGTACGCCAGCCAGATCCACGCCCACCACTCGGTGCGACCGGCCTCAGCAACCCGGGCCTTCGCCTTGTCCAGGGTGTCACCGCGATCCATCAGGACGTTGCCGAGCATGTTGGCGTAGTACGCCGGGGTAGCTACGACACCGTCGCCTTGAGCGGGGCACACGTTGCCGTAGTACGCCATGCTGTGGACCATGCCCTCAGATGCTCGCTGAGCGTAGAGCTCGATGGCTGATGCCGATACGATGCTGCCGATTGATTTGTTCATGCGACCGACTTTACTCGTAACCCGGTTACGTGTCAAGCCGTGCGCATGAAAGAACCCCTGACCCGAAGGCCAGGGGCTCGATCAGCTGGGTCGATCAGCGCAGGCTGTCGACGCGGATGCAACCGACCTTGTCCGGCCCGAACTGCGGGGCGAACCCGAGCACCTCGTCTTCCTCGCACGGGAACGATGCCTGATCGAACGGGTCAGCCGATGCGGCCCAAGCCGGCGTTGCGATGAACGCGGGAGCTGCGATGAGGAAGATCCCAGCTGCGATGCGACGGGCGATGGTGTTCATGTCGTGTCCTTTGTTCGTCGTTACCTGACAAGTCGAGTATGCGGAAGGCGTCGGTTACGTGTCAAGTCCTGATTCGCACACAGCTGGCCGGCTGTATATGAGGGGGTAGGTGCAGCAGGGGGTGTGCTGTGCACAGGGAGCTGGGTGCGGGGGTACGCAGGGTGCAGAGGGTGCTGGGGCACAGCGTGTGCACGTGCAGGGGGAGCGGGGTAGGCAGGGTGTGGGGCACGCCGGCTGGGGTGCGCAGACTCGCAGCGCAGAGGGGGTTGCGCTGTGCGGCGGGGGTGTGCTAGACTGGGTGTACTCCGGCAGACGGGGTCACAGGGGACACGCATCGCGTGGACCCCTAGGGGGGCACCCCTACCCCCCGCGTGTTGACCGGATGGTAA